TTTGCCCGCAGTATTGTTTGCCCAACCATATAAGCATCGTGACATTGCCGTCCACGACACCCTTTTTCCACTGCCGGCGTCGGATGGAAATTTTTCCGTATTCCCTCTTTTTAGCGGAAAGCTCGGAAAATTTGATCCCGTAGTGTTCGACCACGCGCTTTTCCAGCGTCTTTTGGTCGCACTCGAAAAACATCGCGCATTCCTCAAGCGTACACTGCATCTTAAGGAGCGATTCGAGTCGCTTGAATTCCTTTTCGTCCGTTGGTCCCTTGATTTTCGGTCCACGTTTTGCCATGCGAAAACCTCCCCATGGCTTGAATATGCCCTAGACCGTAGGTGGAAACCAGCCCAGACGGGTGTGAATTCGATAGTTATCCTCTGGCAGACACCAGGGCATTCCGCACTTAACGCATTTCATGGGAGCGCCGCGGCGAATCGAATCGCCCTGAAAGTGAGCGCTGGTGATCCGTTCATCGAAGCGCAATTTTTTGACGACGTAAGCGATATGCGCCTGACAGTGTGAATTCGGACAGGTGATTTCCATACCAATGTCCAGGTATGGTTTCCGCATCGGGTCCATACCAAGTTTTCTGGGTGTGACCATAACAGCCAAACCCTTCAGCAATTGCGCGTCGTGTTCTTCGACTTGCTTTTCAATCTGCGGCATCATTCTTTTTATTTCTTCAGGCGTCGCCTTGCGGAACCCCTTCGGGATCTTTTGCTGGTTCTGGTCCTGATTCATATTCGCTTAGTTCCTCCACCTTGATAATCATTTCATGCGTCGCAGCGATCAGCGCTGCAGCTTCGGCCAATTTAACCGCAGCCTGCGATCTGATTTCCAGTGCTTTATGAACAAGCGTCTGGTGTCCGCTTGCGACAGGAACGCGCAGCGAGTTGAATAGATCAGTTTGCATCAGTGCGAGTTTGTTCAATAGAGCATAGGTCGAAGCGCTGTCGGTTTTCTTCACCGGAAACACTCAGCCACAAGGCATACCAGCGCAGCCAGTCCCATCGACTCAAAGGGCTGCGGGGAATAGGCTGCAGTTCCGATAATCACGCCTGCGTAGCACAATGCCTTGACGGTTTTTTCCATGAGCCAGCGACGTTTTTTGCGTTTGCGTTCATAGGAAGTGTTCTGCAAGGTCGAAAACATATTCAGATACAGCGCATCACTCACGATCTAAACCCCTTAAAAAAGCGTTCGATATATTGTGAGCCGATCCCTTGCGGGATAGGCTGAATACGTTTCATTGGCTAAGTGAAAAAACAGTATCACCGGGACGCAAAAATTTCCAGCGCCTTTGCAGCGACGCGCAGCGTTTGAATGAGGATTTCAGCTATGGGATTGGCCATTGCCGCGATGGCGATTGTGATAATAACGACGCGCTTCAGGCGTCCTTCGGGAATCTTATCCACGCGCTTGCATCCTTATTCAGTTTGCGGGCCACGCCTTTTTAGATCATAGCCCGTCCCCCGATGCAGCGCCAGTGGGGCTATTGATCGGGTTCGTCCTCTGCGGGTTCTTCGTCGTCTGGGAGCTGAAAGAATATGCGAGTGAGCGCCAGCGCAGTTTCGCTGTTCACCTTGTCTTTCGAATCGAATTCCTTGAACACAGAATAAATGTGTTCGACAGTGTCTTTGTCAGACTGCGAAAGTTGCATCGTTTTTTGCTCCGGTTTAATTCAATGAAAAACCATATCTGAATTCGGATCGACCAATTCACTCAGACACACCAAAGCAGCATGAATAGAGGAATTCAAGGAATGAATCATGGAAGGTGTTCGACGGGAAATTATGTTTGAAAGTTTGGAAAGCATGCGCATTTGATTTTTCGTTTCGTCGTGTGAGGTGTCCGATACTGAACGTGCGGGAAACCTGAACGAGTTCATGCTAGCAGAGGGACATGCGTGATACAATAGGGCCTTGCGGTCCCGCTCAAGCGGACTTGCATGAACCCATTTTCAGTCCTGGTCGGTCTGCGCGCGCTGTTTAGGGTGCTCTTTTCAGCCTCGCAGGTTCCCCGACCAGGACTTCCATTTTCATCAGTGGTAAGCCTGACTTTTCATCAGCGAAATGAACGACGCGCGATTGCGCTCCCTGATAACCTCATGGAAGTATGCTTCGGCTGTTTTCCGTTTGCGTCCTTTCGCCACCGCGACGACTGCGCTACGTGTCCAGCCTGGTGCGACCTTCGGGATCTTGGAACGTGGGTTCGCGTGGTCAGCACGATACGCCGACCTTGTTTCACACTTTTCGGGACAGTGTTCGACGACGTAAAACTGTTCTGCAATTTCGACAAGAAAAATACCGATATTTTGCCTGACAATCTGCGGTGCGTTTTCCATCGGGTTTCAAGCCTTTCAAGCCTTGCCTGAATTTTTCGACCGTATTGCATATCTAAATCCCCAGTAGTTTTTCCAGACCTGTTCCAGCGCTTCGACATGCTGATCGACTTCGTCTGCGTCGGTCCCTGCAAAACTGAATCGCGCTTTGAACGCTGAAAGATTGGGGGACGAATGTATATACTCTTTCAGCTTCGAAAAATCCCCACTGAAAAAAGTCGATAAAACGTGGTCCAGGTATTGAGCCCCTGAAAGTTTGCGATCGTCGGTATCGGGGACGAACTGCATCGCGGACTGGACCGCGACCGGGGAATTCGGGTTCAGCTTGGTATCCTTCCCCGGAAGTCCCTTCGCCATTACTGAATGAATATAGAGCCAGCCGCCTGGCACTTTGACTCGTTTAAGGCTTGTCGCTGAAACCTCGGTCGTGTCGAATATCAGGTTCTGCGCCTGGTGATCAGCGATCACAATATCCCGCTCCCTTAGGTATTCCGCTTCCCATGCAGCGTAGCGTGCTTCGCGCTCAAACTGACTCAGCTCCTGCGCATAGGCCTCTGTCCCTGGAACAGCTAGCAGATTGAAGTCCATTTTTTGCGCCCAACTGGACTTGAGTTTTTCGAGTTCGGTTCGGTCCATTGTTTTCCTCTTAAAATTCCCTAGCGGTTTTTATACCATGCTGGGATTAGATAACATTTCAGCCCGAGGAATAGCATGGAAAACGACCTGGAAATTCATGGCCAGAACGGTGAAGGGGAAACCCCCAAGGCAAAAGCTGACAAAGTTGAAAAGGAAAACCCGACGACTTTCGTCGCCTTGATTCGCTATAAGCAGGGGGACATGGAAAGGGATGGCTGGGTTATGGACACGAACAAGAACAAGTTCCAGGAAAAAATTTCCGATCCGAGGGTTCTGGAAGTTCATCATATCTTTAAGGGGAAAAAGGTTCCGTTTGCTTTAAAGAACGTGGTCTGGTTTTAATGGGAGCATTCCGAACGATAGTTTGGAAGGTTTAAATCATCTAGTTCTGAGCGACCAGGGAAACCTAAAAAGTTTCCCCGGTCGTTTTTCTTTCAGTAGTCCTCTGCGGATTTCCCGTCGTAAAGCTTGCAGTGCTGACAGCTTTTATCATACCAGGCCATGGGATCAGCGTCCCCGCTTCCGGGCATGAACGGCGGTCGTCCAGCGGTCGAAGGGGTATGCGGGGGACGCATACCGGAACCGCCTTGGGTGTTCTTTTCGATCGCACGCTGCGCGCGTTCCTGGCTTTCCCCGCCATTGGTCACGGCATCGAAGCAAGCCTGGTCGTTTAGAGCGCATTGCTGTTTGACGTAGTCGATGCGCTTTTGAATGTCGCCCTTCATTTCGTTCACCTTGGTTATGCAGACACCCGACCAAACGGAGCATGCAGCGGTGAACAGTTCCTTGAACTTTTGAAGCTTCGACGCCATGGCGGTGCAGTAAACCGCTCCCCCGCTGCATGCAGCTGCGATATATTCCAGCTGCGCCTTTTCGGTTTCCTTGCGCGCGATCCACATTGATTCGGGATTATGCTGTTCAGCAACGTCCCGAGCCCTGGAATAGTCCACCTGAACTTCCTCGACCACGTTCCTGTCGATCGTCCCGAGGTAAGCGCCAGTATCCTTCCTATACATACGGAACCCCCAGTCGGTCGCTCCTGTCACTGGCTGGGGGTTCACCGACTCGCATCGAATAAAAGTGTCGCCCTGACACACCTGCCTTGCAGCGACTGCTATGTCCCCCGATGCAGCGACGGTCCATTCCAGGCGCTTGGGAAGCAAGCCCGAGGGGAGCGCTTTCGAGGGTTCAGCCAATGGCCAGACCGATAGGGGACCGTCCAGCCCTAAGTCAGGTTTGTATGGTTCACGACCATACAGCACGGACGGGAGCAAGCAAACGACAGCGACCAGTCGTTTCATTTGCTGCGCTCCGATTCGAGTTTCTTCGCGCGTGCGTCAAGGTATTCCTGAACCCCAGCGCGCTCGTTTGCAGGTCCCCATACATATTTCAGGTAAACGAACCAGCCAGTGATCCCGAGCACGACGACAAACACTGATCCGATCGCCAGACGTTCGACACGCGAGGACTTAAAGGACCGGTCCAGAAGGGTTTCAGGCTTTCCCGAGCGAATTCGGGACAGCTGAGCCATGGCAAGCGCAAACATGGGGAACCATGCGTCCACCCAGGTCCAGCCTTGGAACAGACCGACAAACCCTAAGACGACCGCGCCATACCATAGATAATGAAATTCGAACTTCATACCGGTCCCTCAACTATTCAAAAGGTTTAAAACTCAGCTGCAAGGTCCGCAGCTTTTCATCTAGTTTTTGATCGAAACACTTTTCACACAAAAGGTCCCTGCTTGTCACTGGCGCAATGCCATAGGGCTGCATCAGTGTGTAGATCAGGTGCGCGTCGTATATCGCATTCGCGTGACTTATCGTCAATTCCTTCGCGCACTCGGGACACTTCATAGCTGGCCTTTCGTTCCTGGGTGATATTTCCAGGCACCATAAAGGCCAGCGACCTATGAAGCAATGTCTATTTTAAAAGCACTTCCAGTACCGCTTTCAGCTGATTCATAGGAAGGTTTTTGATTGAATCGCGTCCCATTTTGATTCGGTCCTCTATTGCGATCATGTCCATTCCAGCCTGGATTTTCATGTCGATCGCTTTGTCGATTTTCGCAAGCCAATCTGCGCGCTTCTTTTCCTCGCTTTCCTTCGCTCCCTTCGCGTTCAGCTCGGTCACGTTCGTCGCGTCCTCACTGATAAAGTCGGGAAAGAAATCCTCGCGCGATGCCTGTTTGTCTTTCAGCGAATTGTATATTCCATACAGTTCAGCGAATTCATCCTGATCAACCTGATCGTAAGCATGCTTAAGGCGCTTTTCGATCATTTCTTTCGTGACACCCAGCTTGTCGAACGCGACCAGCATATTCCGCAGACGAATTTCCCAGGGCTGTTTCCCGTCCCCTTTCGCGATCACCTGTTTCGCTTTTTCCACCACGTCTGCGACGATGTCGTCGGGGATCATTTTTTCCATGCAGGAGCGCATGTTTCGCGTGGCAATGTTTGCGATCTTTTCCGCGATATCGCGTTCGTCTGTGAGTTTCTTCGGTCCCTGTCTGGTGTCGCGGGTATGGTTGACGGTGAACGTCCGCTTGTGTCCGTTGTTCGCTTCCAGGTCGATGCACCAGGCCTGGCAGAGGGAATAACCTTCGAAGCGCTGCAGTTCAGCCCAGTCAAAGTCAAGGTTCCGAAAGTGTCTGGCGATCATGGTGATCACCTTGATCGAAGGACCAGTGACCGTCTGTCCCCCGCGAGGGAACGCATAGGTCGCCATTGCTGCAAGCGAAGGTCGTTCGATTTCCTTCATTGCACCGGTATAGCACTGCATCATGTCGCGCGGACGCTGGAACGACTGAACGATCCTGGCCTGTATCTGCGCAGCAGCAGCGCGCGCAATCGCTTCCCCGATCATATTTTGCTGCGGGTTCTGCAGCTGGCCTGGTGTCGATTCGATAACCTGGACTTCATTCGTGTTAAACATTATTCGATTTCCTTCGCTGGGATGAATTCGACGTTCGGACTTTTCACGATCGACGCGAGTTCGCAAGCCAGTTCATGGTCCGCTTTCATTTCGTCGTCGTGTCGGTCGGGTAGGGGACGCAGCGCAGCTTTCAGCGCGTTCAGGTCCCATTCATACTTGGTTCGGATAAATTTATGCGCGTGAATCGCATGGTGATCAGCTGGCTGTTTGAACTTCGGTTCGGTCCTTTCCGAATACTTGACGCGAACCTGCCATTCGTTCCCTGTAAACATGGTGAAGTCGTTCGACTGCAGCGCATATATAAGCTTGCGTTCGATCGACTCTGCTTTGGATCTATAGCCCTTCGCGCGTTTCGCCCAGGCTTTTGCACGGTTTTCGCTTTCAAGCGCCAGAACTTCCAGCCTGTCGATCAGCGCTTTGTAATTGTCGATCTTTTCACGACTGTCCAGCATGAACTGGTCGATCGTGTCGGGATCGAAGTCCCCCAGTTCGTCGTCGTGTTCGGTGATCGCTTTAAGAATAAGCCTGAGCGGACTTGCTTTCGTCGGTATTAGTGAAGTTTGAGTTTCGATCATACAGCGATTTCCAGTTTATGTTTGCGTTTAGGACCAGTGCGCAACCTAAGATTTCTTTCCAGACATTTCCGAACTACGTCGGCTTCGCTTAGACCGTCTTTTTCCGCTATTTGCTTGAGTTTCAGTGTCAGCCGAACGGGTATCCAGAAATTTTTTCGTTCCATTGGTTCACGTTTTTTTGACACAAGCATTACTCCAATTAGTTAAACCGTGTGTAATTCATTAGCACACCCATAAAGCCACGAAAAGCCCCATTATCAAGGGTTTGAAGAAAATACGGATGCGTATATATGTAGGTCAAGCGCGATCAATTTTTAACTTGCATGCGAATCAAACAGCCGCTACTGTCGCGCTCGGTGAGGGGGGTTCTTCGCCAGTTCGGAGCGGTTCTAATGCGTCCGTTTTTCGCTTCGAATAAAGGTTTCAGGAGCCATGAACCCCAGCTTTTTTTATTTGCTAGAACCACGCGAATAGGATTTTTGCCAGTATTGGCTGAACTGACTTCCATGTGTTTTTCGTCGAAAGCTTAACACTGCCGATCAGCTGCTACGCATAGATGAATTGTGGAAAGAGTTCCTGGTAAATTCTGAGTTTCCTCCAGGCCATGGGGGAACCGAGGTTCAAAGGTAAAGGTCAGGGTTCGCGTTGACCAGTGTTTACCCTTAAATCCCCCGCTTCCTTTTGCACTTGGCAAGCGGGGGATTTCTGCGTTCAGTGAAAAAAAATCGGTCCCAGTGCGCAATGCACCGGAACCGATATAACAATAGGAATCGCCATGAGGGGGATGGATGAACCCCCTAGCGATCAAGGGTTAGTATAACCTAGCTCGATTTCTTCACTTGCTGCTTTTCTTTCAGCTGCAGAGCGTGTTCCCCCAGGACGACTCGAATATATTCAAGGAACGTCAAACCCTTCCTTTCCGCTTCCTTTTCCAGTGTCGCTGCGATCGTGTCCGCTATGTAAGTTTTTATGAGCGTCTGTTTTTTGACTACCATCCCTAGATCGTCCTTTCGTTTCCGCACTCATTACAAATTGCAGCGCTTTGATCGTGCGTTTCAGTAAAGCGCTGTTCCGTATTGCAGGAACCGCAGAACAGCTCGTAAGAGTTCCGCAGGTCCTCGACCGTGTGAACGGTTTCCAGGTCGATCATTTTCGCAAGCGCGGTCTGGAACGTCGCCTTGCGGGGGAGCATATAGAGTTCCCCGGTGGACTTGTTCTTCAGGCAGAGGGGAGCGAATTCCAGTGTCCAGTTCGTATAGCCCAGGCCATAGGCTGCGCGATCGAAAAGTTCCTTGGTCTGGTTCCGGGTATTGTCTTTCATGCTTGATCCCCTCATGCACTGTTCAATACCCCTATCGGTATTTTGACGGGAAACTTTAGGTCCTGGACGGTACTTTTTTTTCCCTGTCCAGGACCTTGACAGGTACTTTTTTTTCCCTTCCCGGTACTTTTCCGCTCAAGTTTTCGCCTGACTTACCGATAAGGATATTGTAAGCAGCGCGGGGGAACCCGCAGAACCCTTGTCCTGAAAGGAATTGCCATGAGTGTCAGCCTGGAAATAGCGAAAACGATCCAAGCGCAAATAGGTAAGCAAATTCTGTGGTCTATCGGATGCCAGAAAATGATGGCACTGAATGAAACAGAAAATCGCCTGGGTGGACTGCAGTTCCAAGCTTCTCTGTTCGGCAAGTTCCGCTGCATTGTGACCGTGGAACTGAACGGTCGGGACACTTACCGGGTGAAGCTGACAAACCCCAGGACTGGCGCGCTTATCAAGGAAATAGGGGACGACGTTTATTCGGACGTGCTCGGGGACCTGATCGAAGAATCGGTCGAACAATACTTCGCAAGCAAACGATGAACAAACCGAGGAACCCCCGCAGAGGGGTTCCCTTGAACTTAAGGAAAGCAAACAATGAAATTCATGATTCAGGTGAAGAACAGTCTGGCGAACCACACGACGGAAGTCAAACCACACCACACGAAAGTCGTTCACACGATCGTCGAACTACTGAAAGCGCATCCCGACATGCGCACATGCAGCTATACCTTCACCGATCGCATGTTTAACGGTGAGCAAACCACGGTGACGATCATTAAGGACGACAGCCTGGAACAGTCCATGGGACGGGTGATCGAAACCGTGAAACTGGAACGCCAGCTGCAGGAATTGCAGCCAGCGCCTAAAGCCCAGCCTGAGCCAGCGAAGGGACCTTCGGTCGATCCTGTCGAGTTCGCCAGGCGTCAAAAAACGAACGTCGGGAAGGTGCGCGCCTGGATGAATACATACAAGGGACACTCTTTCACGATTGCAGCGGTCGCGGAAAAGGTCGGACTTGATAAACGTCCGACGCAGGACATACTCTGGCGACTCTGGAAAAAGGGTGAACTGAAATCCGATCGGGAAGGTGTCTATTACGCGCCAGGAAAGGACAAGGTGAAAGCATGAATATCAGGACCTATGAATACCGGAACGCGCATGATCAGTCGGACATGGAACTGGTTCAGGGGAAATCAGCTTCGGACGCATCGCATCAGCTTGCGCATCGACTGTCGAACGAAGGGCTATACGATCCCCAGTCCTGGTTCATCGGTGGAGTATTGCCAGACCAGGGAGCACTGATTTCAGTTTGCGAGGAATTCAGACGACACCTTTTGAAAACCGAATTTTTCGAAAAGCTGATTCAGCAAGCGGACGTGGACCAGGGGTTATTACTGCTATCCGAGTTCGCATCATTCCTGGCGACCAGGCGGGACGGGTAGGGGGTTAACCGGGATTGCGCAATTCTTACCTACCAGGACGAAATTCAGGCTGGACGCGGTCTGGATTCGCCAGCCAAAATAACCACTTACAATATTTTTAAAATATATATAAATTATGAATCGCTTTTTACCGAAAAGGTATATAGTAAGGGACGGGGGAAACGAGTGAAGGACCTGCTTTGGATTGGAAACGCACTGAAAGAACTTCGGGACCTTCCCGAGGACGTGAAGCGCGAAATCGGTTTCGACCTTCGATTGCTTCAAAAAGGTCTGGAACCTAGGGACTTCAAACCCATGATAACAGTGGGGAAGGGGGTTCTGGAAATTCGGGTTCGCGACGGTGAAGGTCGAAACGTCGGTCGCTGTTTTTATGTCGTGAACCGTGGGGACAAGGTTATCGTGCTTCACTCATTCGTCAAAAAGTCCCAGAAAACCCCGAAAGCTGAAATCGAAAAAGGACAGGTTCGCTATAAGACCATGGAACAGGTTCTGAAATAACGAAAGGGAACGGACCATGAAAAAGAAAATCGAAAACGAAGAAAAGGTCGAATATACCAAAGGCGACAATGTCTTTGAGGACCTGGGGTTCAGCCCAGACGAAAGCGCACGTCTGCGCTTCAAGCAGGAACTTTGGCTCTATATCGTCGATAACATAAAACAGCGCGACCTGACTCAGCATCAGGTGTCGAAAATACTTGATATTCCCCAGTCGCGCGTAAGCAATGTTATGAACGGAAAGATCCAAGGTATAACGATCGACTCGCTTATGGAGTTTGCAGCGAAGCTTGATCAGAATGTTGTGTTTGAAATAAAGCGCCTTGCGTGACTTCCTTCCTTCCAAACCACTGCAAATAGATTTCATGCGCCAGGCGCTGCAGCATAAGCGGGGGAACCGACATACCGGTCACGAAAACCGGTCGGACCCCAAGGCTGTCGTAGTCGTCCGGGAAAGACTGCAGCCTGATATTGGCCAGCGATCCCGTCGTTTTCCAGTCCTCGCTTTCACGCTCCCGGAAATAAAGTCCACTGGCTGTCGCTGTCGGAGCGGGCATAGTTCGGGTGTCCCATAAAGGACGCAGACCTTTTTTTGTTCGTCGCAGGTTTGCTTTTCCGCAGAGATAACCGTCAAGCTGTCCTTCGGTCGCTTCATAGGCGCTGATTTCCTTTTCACGAAAGTTCAGGATCAGTTCGGGGAAATCCTGATCCCTGCGACGCGCGACGAAGAAAGTCCGTTCCCTGCGCTGGGGGACACCCATGCGCGCTGCGTTCAATAGGAACAGCTGGCAGTCGTAGCCGATCGCATCAAAGCGCTTGAAAATTTCTTTCACGTATCCCCTGGCGGTCCCGCTGATCAGCCCTTTCACGTTTTCCGCGACGACGACGCGCGGGTTCAGCTTGCGCGCGGTCTGAATGAAGTGAAAGAAAAGGTCGTCCAGAACCTGTTCCGCTTGCCCTTCCTTGAATTTCTTTTTCACCTGCCAGCGCTTTTCCCGATCGCCAGCCATGCTGAATGAACTGCATGGCGGGGAACCGTCCAGAATATCGAGTTCGAAAAGTTCGCGCGGGAGCTGGTGTGGCTTGATGCGGTTAAAATCCTGGACTGGCATTGTGAAGAAAAATTGAGGGTTCAGGTTTCTGAGATACATCGCAGCGATTTTGGGATCTATTTCGACTCCCCCAAGGCAGGTATATCCCGCCAGTCGATAACCCATGGACGAACCCCCGCCACATGCGAAGCATGAAAAGACTTTCAGCCCGTTGGGTTTCAGGCCGATTTCACTCTTTCGCAGCTGCGCGAGTGTCCAGGGGACGCTGGTGAGTTCGTCCGCAATATAGCGACGCTCATTTTTTATCATCGAATTCAAACCCGCAACGTGGACAGACATGATCGAACTTTTCAAAGTCGCCAGCGGTGAATTCCTTGGATCCCGGTTTCTGTTCCCCAGGCTGCGGTGTGTGGGTTTCGATCGTCGTGACTCGATTCGACTCTATCGTCCTGGTTTCCTTTTTCATCGGGATTTCAGCTGGCGGGGGATCGTCCTCTGCGAGCGCGTCGGATCGTTCTTCGTCGTCGTCGTCCCCGAACAGCGAGTCGATTTCACCGTCGTCGAACCCTAGTTCTTCGTCGTCGAATTCGTCGTCCAGTTCATGCAGTTCGTCCAGCTCGGCTTTCAGGTTTTCAATATCCCATTCCGATTCGTTCAGACGGTTATCAGCGATCCTGATTTTCTTTTTCTGCGATTCAGTGAGCCCTGGTTTCAGGATGCAAGGCGCGTCGATCATATTCAGTGAACGCGCTGCAGCATAGCGCTTGTGGCCTTTCAGGATCACATGATTTTCGTCCAGAACGATCGGCTGATCCCAGCCTACCTCTAAAATATGGTCCGCGAGTTTTTCAATATCGGGACCTTTATGTTTCTTATTGTTCTTCTCATATGGCTTTATTTTACTGAGCGGGACCATGATCACGTCAGAGTCGATTGTTACGATCACCTGCGCTGGCCGCGGCTTTCTTTTTGCCATTACCTAAATCCTCCCGAGCGGTTTCCCATAAAATGTTTCGTGCTTCCGTTTCGATCCAATCCCTGAGCAGTTTCACTGCATCCCCGAAGTCCTGCATCAGTTCACTTTCCCTGCGTTTGAGCGCGGAAAAAGTTTCCGACCTCATAACGACCATCCAAAGCCCATTCTGGTTTACTACCTGGAAATCAAGCTTGATCATGGGCATGGTCGTTCCCCCAGGAAAATAGCCCGGAACGCATGCGCATCCCGAGCCATGGAAAAAGGTGAGTCCCTATGAAATCGAATTCCTTTGATCTTAGGTTTTCGATGCGATCACGTCCAGCAATTCGGGGAAGCGAACTTTGTAAACCTTCCCGCCTTTCGTGACTTTGACTTCGAACGACTGGCGGGGACCGATCTTTAGATCGTCGGTGAACGTGGCCGGCAAGGTGATCACCAGCGTTCCGAGTTCATCGGGTTCCGCGACTTCGATATCCCCGTCGTCCAGCTTGACCGATCCGTTCGTCCCGTCCGCTTTCGTGAAACCCGCTTCGATCGCTGTCGATCCTGTCAGGTCGAAAGGTGTTCCCTCGCGGTTTCTGAGTTCAGCGCGAATAACGTGATCCGAGCCACGAATGATTTCAACTATATTTGAACTGCAGTTCATACCTGATCCCCTTTCATGTGCAGGACGCTATTGTTCCGGTTAACGCGCTTTCGGACACGACAGTTCCGACGACTGGCTGTCCGATGAAATTGACGGGACTTAAAAGCAAGGGCTGGAAAAGTTCTTCGGATTTTGTGATCAGAGTAACACCGTCGTTATCATAAATTTCATATATAACATCGACGAAATTCGCTCCCGCTGGCATGGTTATCAGGTTGTTCGCATAGTGCCCTGGACTTGCAGCTATATAAGGCATGGACACGTCCGCATGCAATACAGCGTAAGAGTTTCGACGAAAGATCTGAGCCTTGACTACGTAGTCTGTGGCTTCGTCCTCAACTGCGACAAACAATGGAATTGGATCACCGACAGCGACGATAATAGGCATTAGTTTTTCACTCCACCTAAACAGGTATGTATTTCAAATAGTGATAATCATAAAGTACGCCGTAGGTTCCGCTTACGTAACCCGCGCCGCCTGTCACACCACAATTTAATCTGGAAGTGACACTACTCCAGGTGCAATTTGTTTCGGTGTGAATCAGAACGTCATCGAAATAAAATTCGAAAGTGTAGTTATCCTGTGAAATAGTCGTTATTCGCATCCTTGCTTTATGCCATCCTGCACTGACGGCCCCGCAGTCAATCCAGGTATTGGCACTATCGGCTGCTTTTTTTATTCGGACCATATATCGACCGAGCGTTATTCCAGTAGCATTTCCGTTTATCTGAAACCCATAACAGGGAACGCCTACGATCGTATTGTGAATATTGGAGATGGTATTCACAAACCCAAAAAACCAAGTTTGCTGATTGTTGTTTGGAAGATTGTCAGCCAAATGTTTGAATCTGACTTCAATTTCAACTACTGTTCCAGACGGTGGCGCAGCTTGCGAAGTTCCGGCAACACCCGTCACAGTCTGAGTATTACTGTCGAAAGCCTGATTGCTAGTAATAGTTGCAGTTGATACGACTTGCAAATAGACGCAATAGTTACCATGCAACCAACCGAACTGGCGACTACTGGAACCGGTGTTCCCCGAAGCGGTTCCGAAAACCTCAGAATAGACAATGGAGGCTTGCTGCGAGGGCGTAAACTTGTCCATCAGTACAAATTCAGTCCTTGGATCGACTCCGCCTCCGCCTCCGCCTCCTGATTCATCAGACCAGTCTGCATCGTAGTCGGTGTCAGAGTTTTTTTTCAGAACCTGTCCAGTCGTTCCACCTGCGGGAACGCCCTGTCCAGCTGGACCTTGCGGACCGACTTCACCTTGGGGCCCCTGCGGACCTGTCGCGCCTTGGATCCCCTGCGGTCCAGTTTCCCCTTGGGGACCTTGAATTCCCTGCGGACCTGTTTCCCCTTGCGGACCTTGCGGACCAGGAACCGGAAATTGAACCAAACCCATGCGATGAAACTCCCAAAGGTTAAACGCTGGACTTCCAGCGCGAGTTTTTTGCGACGATCCCAGCTTCGGCTTTCACTTTATCGACGTAGTCCTGGTTTCTGCATTTTCCAGTGTCGCATCCTGCAGCGTTGCCTGCATTGTATGCGCTCACTGCTTTCCAGGTGTCCCCGTTATATTTCTGCACCAGCGAATTCCAGTAAACACTGCACCAGTGGACGTTCGTTTCCACGTCAAGCAAACCAGGGAGCGGTCCCCTGTATCCGAGCCAGCGAGCGGTTCCCCCCATTATTTGCCCCAGGCCATAACTGAATTTCTGCAGCGTGATTTCTGTCTGCAGAGTGATCCCGCACTGCCTTGCAAAAAAGGCTGCGTTATAAACCCACTGATATTCAGGTTCGAAACGCATCGCAAAAGGATCATATTGCGATTCGACGCGAAAGATCGCAGCAAGGATCGGATCGTCGGTCGGAACCGTGGCTGGTGTGAGGAACCTGCGAACGTAAAGTTCGCGGTTTTCGCTGTTCAGTATTTTTTCCATATAGTCTGGTATCCCTCATAAAGCGGACGCAAACCGATCGTTTTCATGAATTCAGAAACCACCCAATGCTTGCCCTCATATTCTTCGTGACAGTCGTCAACCATGATCATACAGCCTTTCGGGAGCAGGCCATATACCAGTGCGAGTTCAGCCATGTGGTGAAACGCGCTCGCTTGATTAAGTTCCGGTGTCCAGTCGAAAGAGTCGAGATACAAAAGCATGCAGTCCTGCGCGAGCTGTCGCGCTTCGGCTGTCTGGAAAAATTCAAGGCTGTTCCGATTTATCCCGATCACTTCGGGACACTCAGTTTTTACGCGCTGGACCGCGCTTGGATCTATGTCAATCGACACGATCGTCAAGGAAACATCAGCCTGCTTTCGGCACCAGTCCCATATTGCAGTCGATCGCCCGTCCCCTTCCCAGCAAAATTCCCCAGCCCATGAACGCATGCAGCCCGTTTCGATAACCGATGCGGATCGCTTGAGGCTTAATAGGTGATCGACCGCAATCGCGAAACTTTCGGCGCGTTTTTTTAGAAACTCGAATTCAGGCAGTTTTCTGAATTCCTTGATTTCAGGGTTCATGATTCATAACTCCATAGCTGAAAGAGGCGTTCGGAAAGCAGTTCAGGATCGGGGAGCACACGCGACCAGAACTGTTCGTCGGGAACCTGATCATAGTTGAGCGCGCAGGGGTTCAGAGGGTTCCAGTCCATTTCGTCCAGCAAACAGGTTTTTGCAAAATCCCATTGGTTCCAGCCCTGGACACCCGCGCGATAGTGCATAAGATGCCAGCCTGGTCTGGCTGAACTGATAAACCCGATCCGAGCCCCGTCGCTCGCAGCAATATGCAGCGGTGCGCTGTCGTTCGTGAACACCTTGTCAGCGTGTGAAAGAAAGCTGATCAGGTCTTTCAGCTGAAAGTCGGGATCGTTCCGCAGGTCGATCGCGTTCGGGGGAACTGAAACGTCCAGGACACCGTTCGCCCCATCCTTCGCGTCCCGTCCGATTACGACTGGCGTCCATTTTTCAGAAATCTTAACTATGAATTGTTCCCAAAATGATATTGGGAAAGTTCGGCTAGGCCACGACCTGCCAGGATGCACGACGATAAAGCGCGCGGTGTTCCGAGCGAAGTCAGCGAAGAACGGGTGATCGCTTTTCGCTTTCGATAGGACGATCATTTTATCGCGGGGGGGAAGGGGACGCTGCAGCGCAGCAATGGAAATCAGGTCAACTGCGGGGATCGCGCCTGGCTGAACGAATTCCCATAAAAGACCGTCTTTCAGACCGTTTTCGAAAAAGCGATACTCGCGCAGGTCGATCTCTGAATAAAAGTCCGCTGTCCTGACATTCAGGTGTGAAAAGACTTCCGGGTATTCGGTAAGAACTGTCAGGTCTGCACTGGGAAATTTTTGCTGCATATAGCGAACGGTCGGTTCGCTGCAGACCACGTCCCCGAGCCCGCCATAAGCGCCGAACAGCCAACGGTTTGTCTTTCCCCTTTCCATGGCCTCTTTATTCCTATAGCTCGGGAGCAAATGAACAGGGAGCTGGACCACGTCGTTCAAAAGATCTATTCCGCGCAGGTTCACTGGCTCGTTCATGAAAGAGCCCCTTCCAGCTGAAAGATCGACTGCACGGTATTCAGCGGGTGTCCGATCATTTCCAGCATGCGCTCGCGCGTGCAGCTTTCCAGAATCAAGTCCTGGCCAGTGCAGAAATTGAAACCCCCTTCGTTATACATATTGTCGCGGTTCAGGTGAACCATACCCGCACCGAACACACCCTTGCGCCAGTGATAGAGGTAGTCCTCATGCTTCACAGTCGCCAGGAAATAGATCCGCGCATTGCCAGCGGCCGCTATGTGAAGGGGAGCGCTATCGTTTGTCAGAACCCGCTTGCAGCGTTTCAGAACCGCGATCAGACCTGGAAGGGTGAGCGCGTCCCTTAGATCGACTGCGTTGCTGGTCGGGGTTATCGGGACGTATCCCTGATCATGTCCTAAATTTCGACCGATCAGGACGACCTGAAAGCGCTGCGCAAGGCGGTCGATCACGTCCTGCCACCAGTCCTGCGGGAAGGTTTTACTAGGCCAGTGCTTTCCAGCGTGGACAATGATCGCACGTTCCCAATCGACCGCAGTGTCAAGGCCAGGCGGTAAGGGATAATCAGGTAGCACGATCGCGCGATCTTTCACAGGCAGCTGCATGCGAAGGATCGACTGGGAAATGAAATCGACGCTATGCGTGATCATGTGATTGAAGAACTGCCATTGCAAATAGTCCGGTGGGTGAACTGTCTGGCTGACATAAAATTCCTTATCGTTCGGTTTGTCGTCGGGACCGAAAACCGCTTTCAGCCTTGCGTCGCGGAAAAGTTCTGGCCATTCGCTTTTGACGAAAAGGTCGATTTCAGGCATTCGATTCAGAATGAACTGAATCACTGGCGTCGCGCAGACTGCATCCCCCAGACCGCCCCAGGTATAGATCAGCCATTTGTTTGCAAGGCCGGCTTCGCGCGCACGCTGCGCACGAAAGCCGGGTATATGAAACGCTGGCAGCTGCATAACCGGGATTTCAGGATTTTTGAGCCAGTCGGGAACCCGATCAGTTCGATCTTTAAAAGCCTCTTTCGAAAGTTGTTTCATGCGGTGCTCTTTATAGTTTGAGTTCAAATCAGTATTCGACGACGACCGAATCGACAATAGGTCCGACGACAGTCGATCCGAACGACGCGCCGATCACGTTATTTATGGTCACGCTGTAAGACGTTCCAGGTGTCACGTCCAGCACGCTCACGAATTCCGTTGGATCAGCTTGATAAATCGGATGCGAAAGCAGAACGGGTGTCGATTTCGCTGCGGTCGTCCCGTCCCCTAAACGACCGTTCCCGTTCCCGCCCCAGGCATAGGTCGCAAGGTTTTTCGTTTGAGCCCACCAGCCATTGCCAAACGAATTCAGTCGCAGGAAATCATAGCCCGTCAGGACCTGCACTGGACTGGAACGCGAGGTTCGATCGTTAATTCCGAACTGTCCGAAGCTGTTCGCACCCCAGCCGTAATAGTTTCCGTTCGTCGCTTTTGCGATAACAGCTGCGCCTCCGAGGGTTTCATCGTAGGTCGCATATAGCTCACTGAAAATCAGCGAAGCTTGCGAAGTCTGAACAGGTGTGAATTTGTCGTTTCCGAAACCGCTGGTCCCGTCCCCGATTTCACCTGCATAGTTCGCTCCCCAGGCCCAGACCTTGCCGTCTGATTTCAGTGCTGCATATGTGAAACCCATTTGCACAGCTTTGACGAAAGATCCTGTCAGCACGGAAACCTTTACAGGGCTGGACTTTCCTGAACCAGGACCGTTCGTCGCTATACCTAGCTGCCCTTCGTCGTTTCGTCCCCATGAATAAACCTCACCCGCAGACGAAATAGCGATTACCGACTGATCACCTGCAGCCACGTCGATCCAAGTCAGCCCACCGAGCACCAGCACAGGCGAACTGCGATTCGTGACCGAGTTATCGCCCAGCTGTCCATAAGTGTTCCCACCCCAGGCATACATTTTCCCGTCGCAAGCAATTCCATAAGCGCTGGTGTTCATGGAAACCGCGACCTTTTTGAATTTCAATCCCCCCACGACCATACCTGGAACCGATACAGCGACCGTCGTACTATTCTGGCCTAAACCCCCTTCGGTGTTCGTTCCCCAGCTATAGGCCAGACCGTTGCGAGTGATCCCGACCGTTTTCGGATAGGAAAGTCCCCCGCCATTGGAAACTGAAATGAACTTCAAACTTCCGCTGGTCTTTACCGGTGAACTTTTCGCAGTGGTCGAAAAGTCCCCCAGCTGTCCCTGCGAACCAGGACCGACAGCCCATAGGTCGTTATCCTGATCAATATAAAACGCAGCTGTCCCGTTCCCTTCCATAACCGGCGGTTTTCTTACTCCGCGCACGCGAACCTTGAAAACGCCAGCTGGCGCGACGAATGTCCCGTCTGTCGTGAAAACTCTGCGTCCCATCAGCAATTCCCCCTGCGCAAAATAAACCAGTCTGTTCCGTCTGTGACCACTTCGACGAACCCGCCAGCTTCATACAAATAAAAGTCTGCAGCGACTTCACCGATCTTTTCGGATCCGTTTCGCTGCAGCCGAATATAGTTCGTCAAGCTTGCGTTCATTTTCTTATCGACAGCCACGAAGCTATAGCCCGAGCCGACGACCGCAGGATCGGGAACGTCGATAATAACCAAGGCCGACGTGCAGTCGCATAACAAAATCTTTTTGTTATCCCCCGCTCCCATGGCTTTCGTGCCCGTGACCGTTTCGACGACCGGATCCGAAGGGAACGCCTGGTAAGGGTTTCCCCCCGATGAAAACTTAAGGATATTCGTTGATGCTTCGACCTTGAAACCAGGCGGTGATCCGTTTCCATTATCAAAAATCAGCCCTAGATCATTCGTGTTTGCTTTCGGTCCTATTTTGAGGACGTGCGCGACAATGCGTTCGATCAGCGATGCCATGCTTTTAATACTCCACTATGTTATTTGCGATCACCGGGACGTAGGTCGATGGAACCGCAGAGTCGTCGATAAAGGCGTCGATCGACGAATCGAACTTGCAACCCATGATCCGACAGCGGCGCGCAGTGGAGTTTAAAAGGATCGCTATATTTCCAGCCGTGGACCAGCCCGAACTGAATTCAGCGCCATGAATTTCAATATCCCCTGCATTCAGAATCAGCGCGCGAGTCGCTGCAGCGTCGGACTTGAAAAATCGAAAGCCTGGTTCGAAGTAAAGGCGGACCGATTTCGAAATAGTGATCGCAGCTGTCAAAAACGCATTCGCGTTCGAAGGGGACACGTAAATGAAATCACCGTTCAGAACGTCCGACGATGCAAGCGCATCCTGAATAGTCGCGAAGTGACAGCCCGACTGCGCACCGACGAACCATTTCATCATGGGAATTCTGGGAGCGCGTTCGTCCAGGTTCTTTTCCCATTTCTGGCTGATATAGTGCAGCCAGTTCATATAAGGCGCTGGCGGGAAACCTCCCGCTTGCCATGTCGCTGTTTGAACTTCACTAGGCGGTTCGACGATATTGGTTCCCGGTGCCGGGTTCCCCTCGCCCCACTCCGAAAACGTCGAAGGTCTGTCGTTTAAAATAGTGACTGCCATTCGCTTTTAACTCCAATATGGTTTTAGGTTCGTTCGACCAGTCCAGCCCACTTTCCCCCGACTGTTTCCGCTATATCGGAAAAGCCTTTCCCGACTCCGATAGGTCCCCCAGCGAAGCAAAAAGTATCCGCTGCATCGACGCCTGGCGCGGGTGTGCTGATATATGTGATCGACACACCGTCCGCAAGGATGCGCTCAAGCTGATCATAAACAAACCCGGCGTTAACTGGCGGGAATGTCCCGTCCCCGAACAGCCCGACGCAGCCCAGTCCCAAATTTTGATAATGAACGACGTTCGCGACCATGATCAGTCTGAACGCCTGAATGATCGCGCGGGGCTGTCCCTCGGAAAAGTTTTCCGCGATCTTGACTTTGATCAGGATGCGATAAAAGTCGTCGGCAAACCCTTGCCGCGGCTGTTCGACAAGCGATCCGATCAGGTCAAGCGCATCCCCTTCGGCAAGTTCCAGCGTGTCGTTCACCAGGACGCTGAACGCTGCGTTTTCCAGGTCCTGAATTTGCCTTGCGATCGACCTTACCAGTGCTTCGATCCGTGGCTTGCCTTTGTATTGCCCCGCAAGGCGCGCGACCGCGTCGTCCTCATGCGTCAATATCTGTATGATTTCCTCAGCCATGAAATCCCCCGTTTTTTACACGATCGTCGTATTGATTTCGATGCGACCAGAATCGAACCGTGCGATTTCATCAGCTGCGATAGAGATATTGTCGTCCAGCGTGGGGTTCGCTGCGGTGCCTATGCGGATCGTGACACCGGTTATCCCTGCGACAGCTCCGAAAGAGCCGACCAGATACGGGAACACGATCACGCTGTCGCCCATGGTGAGCGATTCGCCATATCCCAGGATTGCTGCGCGCACCAGTGCGACACCGTTCTGGGGAAACGCGGTCGTGACAAGCAGGTCCACTTCGACATAAATGTCGATTTCGGATGCAAGGTCGAAAGCCACGGGCTGGGTGAACCCGTCGTCGTCGATCACGTTCACCGTCTGGGATCCGAAAAAGCCGATCCCCGCTGCGACCGAGTCGAACAGCGTTTCCCCTATGTCCTGGTTCGATCCCCCGAGCACGACCGCCCGGACCGATTTCCCAGGAACCCCGTCCCCGTCCGTGACCAGCGTCCGATTCGAATAGACCACTGCGTCTTCCACGTCCTCGACTTGCAGCAATGCAGCCTTGATCGCATTTTTCGTCGCGCGACCGGTCGAACCGATTTCCTCTTTCCGACGCAGTTTGAATTCTGCGGTCGTTTCTATTTCGCGGCCGACTTCAGCGTCCAGGGTATTGGTCACGCTGTCCCAGCCCGAAACCGTTGTTTCGATCACTGTCAGGGATCCCGCTGGCGCTTGAACTTCCCCCGCTTCGACGGCTGTCGCAGTCCCGTCCCCATAGGGGGACAGCCCTTCCTGTTCCTCGGTGATCGCGGGAACAAGGTTCCCCACGTCCTCACCGACTTGATCGACTTCCACCGTGAACCCGGTGTTCGCAGCCTGAATATCCGAAACGTCGATTTCCTCGACTATGCTGAACGCGACTTCATTCGTATTTTCGACCGCAGCTGTATCGACGATCAGCGTCTGTGCAGCCAATGCAGCTTGCAGCGCGGTCGCCACGGCACCAGCTGTCGCGTTCACCGATATAGCGACTGCGATCTGGGTGTCCTGAGCGAGCGCACCAGCGGGCACGACACCCGCTCCCCCGACGTTAAACCAGACGCCAGCTGTCAGGTTATTCCCATAGGCAAATATGAAATATTTGTTATTCAGGGAACTGGCCACGTCCGCGACCGTGGTCACGCGATACTTGGTTTGCGCTGCGAGGGTGTTCGCTCCGATTTCAAGCAGGGGCTGCGCTGACTCTGCATTGTCACCAATGAATTCGATATCGAACGCCAGTGCTGATCCTGCGTCCAGTGTCGAATCCGTGACCGTGACTTCGTCGATATCTGCCAAAGCTTCCAGCGCAGACTTGATTGCGGCTGGATCGACGGTCGCTCCCGCTATGCTTCCCGTCGCAGTCCCATCATATACAAGGGTAAACGCGCCTGAACTTGGAAGGCTTGCGAAAGAAATTCGCTGCTTTGAGTTCTGGCCAGCGCCAATCGTAATTTCGGCGTCCGTTGCGAATCGTGCTTCGGCGTTTCCTTCGACTGAAATGAATGATCCCGCTGGAATGATCGTCGCCAGTGTTCCGAACGCTCGGACAGCGACCTTGCTATAGGTCGCACCGAGGCGGGTAAGGTTCGCAAATTTTGCGACTTCGTCGAATTGAACCCCTTCCGCGTAATCGGGATAACGCTGCAAATAAATTTGCTGCAGGAGTTCCCAGAATAACGATTCGCGTTCCGAGAAAATCCCGATAAATTGCCCGATCGGCCTGCGCGCATCGACATCGACACCAGCTCCATAGGTCCCCCTAAAGTCGTTTTCGAGTTCATCTTTCACGTCCGCGAGTCGCTTGATTTTCAAGCCTTGTTCAGTAAGTCCATACGTAGGCATCTTTTTTTATGCTCCCGAAATCTGATTTTCAGATACGTCACCCGTTGGAACCAGCTGGTCGTTAAAAGTCAGGATACCCGAAGCGGTCCGCGCTTCAAAGCTTACTGTCAATTCGCGCGTGACAGAATCAAGGGTAGTTTCGAAGCGAATTATCGAGATAATTCCAGGCACTTTTTTCAGCTCGTTTATGAATATGGAATTCACACGCTGAACGTCGGACTGTTTTTCGAAGATTTCTTCGAAGTACGGGAGCCCCTGAGTTGTGTCCAGAAACCATTCGCCAGCGACCGACTGCAAATTGCATTTGCAAATTTGCTTTATTTCATCGACTCCGTCTGCCATAACCCAGTTGTTATTTTCGAACGCTAGATCCCCGGTGTCGTCCAGTAGGAAATTCACTGTAAAGCCCTCCCTGCATCGGTTAAAGGCGACGGTGTCGGCGCTACTGAATTGGTTCCCGTCGTCGTCACTGTCAGTAATAAAAAAGCTTCCCTCAGTTTTACCGGAAACTGGGACTGATTCGCAGCTGAAACAGGTGTGAGGCCTAAGATTTCGAGGAACTTCGCTTTCGCCAGTGCGACACTCGCGGGATCGACGACGCAGGATGCGACGACGCTGAACTTTGTCGCAGGTGTGTCGGTGCCGATGAAAGAGTTTATGGGAACGACATAGGTCGATGCGAGGATAGCAGATTCGAAAGCATTCGCCAGTGTCGCGGGTTTGTTATCGGTGAGCGCGCTTTGAAATGTCGATTTTGCAAAAGTGAAAGTCAGCGCCGGCGTCGCTGGTGCCTTGAACAAACCGTTCGTCGTCAATAGATTCGTGACCAGGCTATCGACCTTGTTCGCAAGGTTTGCTTTCCAGCTATTGTCAGCGACGTTTGGAACAGTAGCCCAGGCAGTTTGCCAGGCTGCAGCGTTTGCCAGGACCATGGTTTGCGCTCCCCCGAATTTTCGTCAAGCTTGCCCGATTCGTTTGGAAACTTCGAGAGTGAGTTCGCCGCGCGCGCTCGAGATTTTCGCCTCGATGCCTCGCCTCGTTAGAGCTCGTCCGCGGCGAGGCGTGATCGGTGCCGACTGAATGATTCGATCAAATTGCATAAAGGTCGTTTCGCAATCTTTTAGTCAATGTGACATGGAATGAAAATCGAAGTTATCAAATAAAACGTAGCTCGGTTTAATTGCGCCATGGAAGGTGATCGGTGCATAAAAAAAGAGCCCCTGGGAAAGATCCCGGGGCCCCGCTTACGACTGACTGTCCTCGAAATTCTGAGCGCGTCGCCCGTTATGGCATAGCACGATCTTATCATGTCGCCAGGCTGGAAGTCAGACGCAGCGGGCAAAAGAAAAAAACCGGAAACGTGTGCGCGTCCCGGTCCCCCTTGCTTTTCCCTCTAGCTCACCGCCAGATTTTCGCTTTGCTGATTTTCTGATTTTGACACACTGGCCAGGCATTGTGAACAGTTCGGGATCAGCGCGTCGAAAAAAAGGTCCAGTGCTTCGACGACTGAATCGTTCAATCCGTTCGGATCACCGTCCGCTGCAGCTTCGGCTTTCAGACGATCAAAAATTTCGTCTTTATACTTGCGAACAGTGGGGATTACAATCGCCTGCAGCTTTTCCGCAAGCGATTCAATTCCACCGTTGCGGATCTGTTCGACGATGAAACGCACGATAAGACCTAAGAGCCATTCTTTCATTTCATACCTCTGCTATTGGATATCGCAACGTGGACAGCTTATCATGGAATTGCAGGTCGTGTGGGGGTTCGAGGAATTCCGCAGCCATGGCGGGAAGTGATCAAGGGGACGACTCCGAGTGTCAGCAAAAAGCTTTGTCCGATCACTTGCCCACACGACCTGTCCATAGCTCGACAAGGTTCGCGCTTATCACCCCGAAACCTTTCAAAGCCCCAAGCAGAATTGCAGCTGGAAGCAAAATCAGATTGACGAAAGTCAAAAATAGTTTCACATGGAACACTTTTTTTACTTCACCCGCTGACTCGACAGCTCGCACGTATCGGTTCCCCCAAACATAAAATCGCAGCGTTTGACAGCTTCGTGAAAGTCAGGAAAGACAGCGCGTTCCTGCAGTTCCTTAAGGCAGATTTCGACACAGAACGTCTTATCAAGCGGCAGCATATTGCGTTCGCTGTCGCCAGTGCTGGTCAGGTTCAGAAAAATCCCGACACCTGCAAGCAATGCGTTGAAAAATAAAAATGCAGCTGCATACCGAACTAGCTTTTGTTTCACTCAGGCTTTCCCCCGTTCCAGTTCACATGGTTCCAGAACCTTCGGTTAAAAGGACCGCAGTTCTTATTCCGCTGAATCAGTCCCCTGATTTCTTTCAGGCTATATTGGATACAGTGAGCGGGTTTGTAAAGGTCCCTGAATTCATCGACGGTCAAGGCGTATTCGATTACCATGTCGTCCTTAATCCCGCGCTGAATCACCTTGTCACGATCAAGCAGAACCCAGGCATGCGCGAAAACCTCGCTTTCCATAGGCATGGTAAGCAAACCGTGGACGATTCTGATTCGACTGAGCATGCCATGAACTGGAAACCGTGCGACCAGTTTCATCGCAATTTCAACTGCATCGTCGAAACAGCGGTTTGTCGGGTATATCACACCCGGAACCCGATCGGTTCTGGTCGCGTTAAAATACATCTCTTATCCTTTCCGGTATGATCCTGGAGTCGAACAGTGTTCGCACTCAGCCTTTCCGCACTCGCATTTCCTTTCTATAGTTTCTGCATGAATTTTTCCATGGTCGGTTTGCTGATCGGTTTTCCATGTCCCCATAATCGTTCCTTCAAAGGGTTCGACTTCCTCCCCCCCGATCACCACGCGCGCTTTTTTCGGATCGTAGGTTTTAGGCTTGTCGCTCATGTCGTGCGCTCCTTTATATTCAGTGCGTTTACCGGGGTGAAACTTACTAATCATCATAACCAGAAATCTATTCGACAGCGACGGGTTCGACTTCGCGCCAGATTCGCCGCTGCACTGCGACTATGATTTCCTCATGGGTTTGATCCTTGATCATTCGATAGTGAAATTCCTGAGCGACACGTCTGCAAATGTCCATGCACTGATCGCGGTAAACGTCGGGGACGAAGGAAAGCCACACTGAAAAGTCGAGCTGGCAGGGGTTTGCGCTCACGTTCCACCCGATGAATTCCGAACCGTTCATGATCGGAGCACCGAACCCGATCAGCTTGCGCATTTGCATGTCGGAAAAGGCGATCGTCCCCCATGGGTTCAGAAATTGAATTCGCTGCATAACACCTGTTTCCCCCTTTATAAACCCTTGCGCATTTCGTCCACGGTGGGCATATCGAGAATTTCGCAGAGTTGTTCCATAAGCTTTTCCTTGGTCCCTTCGAACTTCCAGAAAACGTGTGGCATCCTGTCGATCGTCTTATGCAAGCTGACCCCGACTTCGATCAGCTCCCTGATCGGGGCTATGCGCTGTTCATATACTTCAGCTCGTACAGCTTCAAGGTCGTCCAGGTATTCCTGGTAAGGCATTGTGATCATTTTCTGCGATTCGTTCTTTTTCATTCGATTCCCCCAATGACTATTGGTTGACGGGATAAAAAGTCGCGCTGGTCTTTTTCTGCAGCCAGTCCAGGAATTCCAGACGAACTGTTTCCATTCTGGTCCCGTCCTCGAATTCGAATTCCTCTTTCACGACTTCACCGTCGCCCGTGCAGTAAAGGAACCGAAATTTTTGCATTTTAGCCATCGGTGTCGTCGCCTTTTTTTTCATCGAAGTATTGCTGATATTTTTGCAGCGCGATCAGGACATCGTGTTCCAGCTGCATCAGCGCTTCCCGTTCTTCGTTTTCGTCGCGTGCCAGCGTGTTCATCTTTTTCCCGATTTCGTTCGCCAGCCAGCTGGTCGCCAGCGTAAGAAAACCATAGTGCTTTGGAACCTTCGGTCCCTGGTCATCGGTCTGCATAGTCGCCTTTCCAGTCGTCGTGAGTTGTGCAGCAATCGACCGTGTCGCTCAAGCGCTTGTTCCTCGCGCGATAGCAGACGAAACCGATTCGCCTGGTATGGCCAGCGCATATAGGACGATCGCAGTCGGGATAATCGCAGAGGAACGATGCGCGCTCCCCGCAATAGAAACAATGAAGCATTAGTGCTTCCTTTCCTGGATTTCGCTCATTCGCGTCCCCGGTGGAACCTCAACCAAAGGGAGCGGAAGCGTCCCGTCGTCCTTTTCCTTGTCGAAGGGGTTCAAGGGTTCGACCGTCTGCGTTTGCAGAACACCGTCCCTATAGATTCGAGTGACCTTTATGTCCTGGTATGCAGCGTGGTCGCGCAGTCGTCTATACCGCTTCCAGACCAAACGGTAGCCGATCAGCCCAGTGATCAGGACACCGGAACAATACCCGGCTGCAAATGAGATTGGATTTAGTTCGATCATGAGGAATAAACTCCCGCTAAAGGGCTGGGATTGCCCTTCCAGGAATTCTGATATCAGTTTTCTGATAAATTATCAGGCGGGAAAATTCAGACGGGACCAGCTCACTCGACTACCCGGAACACGAAAGCCTGTTTGGATCCGAAGTTCGTCTGGTAGGTCGTGACACCGTCGAACGCCAGGAAGCACTTCATTTCTGCGACGAAGCATCCCAGGTCTGAAAGTTTCTGGCTTTCCAGGATCCCCTGGCGCTTCACTAAAAGGACGACACCGCTGTCGCTCATGAACAAAGCCCTGTCGGGGAAAGCCTGGAAAGCGGTCCATGCTGATTCGCGGGTTCCAATATCACCGACTGCGTTTTTTACGTCCTTCACCGAAGCAAAATTCCTCAATAGCCCGGTGATTATGTCGTTCACGGTCAAACCGCATTCTGTTTTCAGTCCCTTTTTCTTTATCACCTTACCGACCTTGTCGCAGACCGCTTGCTTTTCCCTTTCCTGCGCTTCCATTTCTGCAGCTTCGTCCGCTTCGATCTGTTTCAGGTTTTCCGCGCGCACCTGTTCAAGCTGGGTTTGCTTGGATTGAATAGCCTGGTCAAGTTTCACAAGGAAGGTCGGGTGTCTTTCGCTCATGTCTTTCGCCTTGGGATTGCTGCAGCGCTTCATTCGTTCGATCACCAGGACCGACTGCTTGTTCCCCATTGTATCGTTCATTTTGCGCAATTCCTCTAAGGACAGACTGGAAAGATCCTTGGAATAATTTTCCACCCATTTCTGTCCCCAGTATTCCTCGGGATCCTGACATTCGTTCCGACCATGGTCGAGCACGGTCGCACAGGCTTGCATGGCAAAAAATACCGATCCCAGCACGAAATACTTCATAAATTTCAACCCCTGGAAAAAGTTTGTATGCCAGGGGTTTTCGGTAAGATCAGGTAAAGTCTTGATTTAATTTTTCTGAGGCGGGTTTTCTTCTTTTATCAGACTCAGGTGAGTTCTAGGGTTTTCATGCTCTTGAGTATGGTCGATCGACTCTGCGCGTGGTTTTTTCCACTTCGCGTATTCATGCGAAAACTGGTGAAACAGTTGATGCAGTTCTTCGACCTGTTTCCTGAGTTCCCTTACTCCCTCAGTAAGTTGATCCGTACTGCTGCTACGACTCGCAGCTTTTAATTGGTTCTTAAATTCGTCCATGCGCTTTTCACTTCACAACATGCAAACGTGGCTTTCCCTTAACAGCAATCTGTGTCTTTTGTTCACGGATCTCATTCGTGAAGTCTTTCAAAAAGTTCGTGATCTTGTCCAGGCTGGCCAGAACATCTTCTCTATTCCGAGCTATTTTCTTCTCCGTCTTTTTCATGAAATTTCACTCCCTTTTTGAAGGTTCCCGTTTGGGAAATTATGTCCTTAGTGTGGTTCTATAATCAAAATCAAAAACTGGTTCGTCGTAATCGTACTCTGCGATAAGTCTTTCCCGGTCTGCTGGCGGGAGTAGAGCAAGCGCAGCTTTGAGCATTTCCGTTAAGCTTGTGAGTCGATCGAAAAGTTCGTCTTCCCGTTGCTGTATGGCCTCTTTAATTTCGTGATTCGTTTTGAATATGAAGTCACTCTGGTATTTTTCCTTAAGCTTTTCTATGAGCGCAGTTTCCTGCACGCTATATTTGACAGAGGTTCCACCGTAGCTTGATCTTACGATCTGTGATCCCCCCATGTTTACGATTTCGGGGTTCCACCTTACCTGATATGCGTTTACACGCTCGATTTCACCATATTTCTTTTCGAGCGAATTTATTCCGTTCGATATACTTCCCAGCGTCCATTTTTCCTCGCCTGTGTCCGCAAATATGGTCCTGCGCAGAGTTTCCTCTGTTTCAGGTGAATTGTTCCAATTGTTAATGAGCATAAAGAAATTACGCAGATAGCCCAGCAAGTCGTTGCTGGCATACGCTCGGACTGCCCAGTGAATATGATCGGTTTTATTCCATCGCTTCAAAGTTTGGCGGACTCTTTTTTGCATCGTTTGCCCATCATGGATTTTGCGAGGTTCGAGTGACTGCGGCTTTCCACTAGCACACTCCCCAAGGTTTGATAACTCTGCTTCGCGTTCCTGGCAGGCTTTTTTTTAGGCGGTGCATCCTGTCGCGCATGGAAATACTGTGGTTCAGCTGTCGCGGTTTGAACAAACGCAATGCCGGCTTGCAATAGCATTGTGGCCTCTCAAGTCAAAAAACACCCATAAAAAGCGCCATAAATCGTCGGTTCAAATATGCGCAGTCATTCCCAGGATGACTCAAGTCATTCCCAGGATGACTTTTCGATTTTGAAACCCTTGGGCCCCAATGTTTTTACGGTTTCGCTTCTTATAATCTACCGGCCGCCGGTATCTCGAAGTGGCCGAAGGCAAGTGTGACCTACCCGCCAGCTTTTTCATTACCCAAACGCATCGCTTTTTTGATGAATTTTTGATCCCTTTGTTAAGATTCGCGGACTGAAATCGCAAAATTCGCGTCGATCGCATTCGACCGAAACGCTGCACAGCTTGTTTCGCGCCTGGGAATTTTCCGCGCTTGCGATTGCGAAATTGATCAATGCGCGAGTCTTGTAATCAGCCTGTGCGCTCGGGGCTTTATCCCCTCCCCGTTTTTTTCAGCGACGCTTGGTTTTTCTGTGCAAAATGTGAACTTCTCAACTCCTGTTTCAATTCTGCCGATTCAGCATGCGCGGGACAGCCCGCCATGGTGATCATAAAAGCTCCCTAAAAAGTTGGAACCCGCTTCCAGTGCGGGTTTCAGCGATTATTTTTTTCGTCCAATAAACAGGCGTCAACATATCGCCTTGCGCGTAAGCTTTGGGGCTCAAGGGTTTGCGGGTTTTTGAGTTTACAGAAGGGGGTTTTATGATCACGTTTTTCAGCGCACGAATGTTTCCCCGTGTTTCATAGAACCGTTTCGCAGCACGGGGTTGAGGGTTTGCGTTTTTCACAAGGGACCTTTCGTGATCATGTCAGTTCTGGCGTTCCGGGTTTCTTAAAAAGCGCTTCGCTGTTCAGCTTCCCGAGGTTTTCACCCATCCCCAGCACTGCCGCGGTCTGCACTTCGGGCATGCTCCGCATGCGCTCGTTCCGACCTTGTCTGCTCACTGTTCCGTTCCTGGGGACTTCGGAACCCGCTTCGCGCCGTTCCTCGTTTTTCCCCCAGGATCGAAACAGCCGAGCCTTTTTGCGCTAGCGCGATTTCCAGGGAAGGGGATTTCAAAAAGCGCAGCGCATCTTTAGAGCGGTGGGGGGGGGCCCAAGCCAAGCGCGTGTGTGGTTCGGGATTTTTATGGGGGGGGGGTGGCAAGCCCCCGCGCGAAGCGCCCGGATTTCTGCTTTTGCAATTTTCCGACCTGGGTTCTGTTCAGACCGCTTGCTGTTCAGCTGGTTCACGAAATTCGGCTTGGGAATTTTATGGCGTGTCGTACATAATGCACAGAATTGCAGAAACGCGAAAAACGCGAGGGGGAAGCTGGTATGGACAGGGGTTTAGGTTTTCTGGCCTGGTGCTCGGTCCTATGCGGTTCCCTGGCTTTGTCTGCGGGCACCATATTCCAGGACGACGAACCGCTTCCCTTCGAACGGATCCCCGCTGCGGTGTGTGTGGACCGCTTCGCATCAGGTCGCAGCTTCGACGCCCGGTGCTTTCGGTCCGACAATCCGACCAGCTACGATCACGACGCATGCGCGGCCGTACTGGTCGAGTTCGGGTGCTGCGAGTATCGAACCCTTCGAACCTCCCGAATCGTCGTTTGCGAAACCGGGGCCAGGATCACCGATCGGACCAGTTTCCGATAAACTCCCGCCTGGAAAAAATGAAAGCCCCAGAACCGCGTTTTTGAGCGTTTCAGGGGCTTCGTCAATTTGACCTTTTGAATCGTCGAATCATAGTCTGTCGTTCTGCACACTTTGTCACAGGATCAGCTGATCGACCAGTTTTTTCGCTTTCGTCGTTTGCTGTTTCAGCTGCTGGAAGGGAAGGGGGTTCACGATCGTTCCAGACGGTCCTAGAGCGGTCGCGAAGGTCGCAAGCAGGAATTCGTCGATCGCAGTGATATTGCGTCCCAGCGCTTCGGATAGCTGCACCAGAACGTCGGTCGTCCCATTCGTGATTTTGAACTTTCCCTGCTTGTTCATCGCCAGCGTGGCATTCGTGACTTTCATTTCGATGAGTTCATCCTGGACCAGCTTGATTTTCGCAGCGCCGAATTCGATCAAAAGGTCGTCGGTCAAGGGGAGCGCTTCATTCTGCGCATACAGCCCCGGGAACGCGACTGCATCGGACAGCGCGTGGGTTCGACCACTCGGGGGGACTGCGCGCGCTCCCGAGCGCTTCCAGTCGTCCAGTGCCCGCGAGGAAAATATCAGCGTGACCTTGTCGCCCTTTTTCACCGGGACGCTGATCCTGGCTGCACCAGCCCGAACCTCATAAACGGGAATACCGGGGATTTCAGGGAGCGGGATGGGTGTGTTCGGATCGTCCGCATACAGGGAACTGAAATCGGGCTGAGCGCTGATCAGTCCCGTCGTCTTATCGACTGAAACCACGGTCCCCGGAAGCATGGTAAAAACCGACCGCAGCTTCGCTTCGATTGCTTCCGCGATCACCTGGAACAGTGTGGGGGTTTGCTGCGCTCCACGCGGTCCACTCATGGCTGTATCCCCTCGTTCTGAATTTTCCAGTCCCCACCGTCGACGTCGCCGACAATTTTTTGACGCTGAACGACCACGTCCCCGTTAAAGCCCTGACAGCCCGATATGCGGACGGTCACGCCTGGCTGAATGAGGGGGATCAGAAAGCAGTCGAAGTTCACGCCTTTGTCGGTCTTTATCGGGGAACCGATCAGACCGCTGTTCGGTGTCAGGTTCACAATGGGACCGACGACGCCGCGGGGGAACCACGTATTGATCGTGTTGTTCTGCACTGACCACTTGAACCCGAAGTCCTTCGCAAACTGGTTCATGGTGTCCGCGCTCTTTCCCCCGAGCGCCAGCCCTTGCTGAATTCTGGCGGTCGTGACAGAGGGGATCGTATAGCCCCGGGCAAGTCCGAAACTGTCGATCACGTCCCTGATCGCCTGGTTCATCGGAAAGCCGGCGCGATAGCTGCGACTGAACACGCTGTTTCGGATCGCGCTTCCCCCGTCCTGGGTTTCCAGTTTCGTGATCCAATCGGGGGAACTGAAATAGGACTGCGAACTGGCGTCGCCAGTGTGAATCACGCGAGTCAGGTCGCGGTATCCTGCGGACAGCTCAATATAGAGGCCACGGATCGTTTCGTTTTCCTTGATTTCCGGTGGAACCGTGAAAAGGTTTCTGGTGCGCTCGGCAAGGTTGAACACTTCGATCGTGCCCTTGTTCGGTTCGCCCTGGTCCTGCTTTTCAATATTGAATTTGATCCTTGCATCCTTGATCGTGAGTTCCTGGCGTGTGCGAAGGTTCACGATGCGCAGTTCGCAGCGTCTGAAAAAAAGCTTCGCACCAGCGGGGAGCGCGGTAGGCTGCGGGAAACCTGCGTTGCGCGCCTGGTTGAATAGATCAGCCATTCGATACCTCTGCGACAGTCGTCGATTCGATATAGCAGAATTTCACTTCGTTCCCGAGCGTCTGGCGATCGGGTGAGCGATCAGCGCCAGTCGTGTCGATTGCGATGAACTTCCCTGCGGGCATACCTTCGATCATGAAACCGTCTGCCAGCAATTGCCCACCGATCACCGGCTGTCCGAACAGGATCGGAAGTTCGGACTGGTCAAGCAGGTCGAAAATCCAAAGCTGGCTGCGGGTGTTGTAATAGAATTCGAAGAAAAAAACCGTCCCTTCCAGTTCGACCTGAAAGGAATAGTGCGAAGTTTCATTCGTGACCGGGAGTTCCAGAACTGCCATGGTGATCAGCCCCCCACACCGATAATGCGCGACAGCGCAGTCGTTCCGCGATCCGTTGTTTTCGCATCAGCCTGTTTCGTCGCTTGCTGTCCACGCGCGGTTTTCTTTTCCCCCGAGTTCGCAGCATGCGCACCCTTTTTGTATTGCCCGGAAACGTCTGCCAGCAATAGCTCCGCGATTCGGATATTGCGCAGCTGGACCTGAAAGCGAATCGACTTCCCGTCGCGCGCTTCCTGATTCAGAGTAATCCCGGTTATGATCATGTTTTTGTATATCGAATCTTTCTGATTTTTGAAAAAGAACGTCTGCACAGTGAAGGGCTGGAAGCTTTCCTGAATATCAAGCAATGTTTCAAACGCAAGGCGAGGGTAGTTTTCATCCCTTGCTTCACCTTCCGCAAACCACTCCGCAGCAAGCTTCGATCCGACACGCGATCCGACGACCGCTCCCAGACCGGTTCCGATCAGCGATGCGCCGCCGATTTTTGTCGCAGCCCCGAGCTGGGAACCAAGTCCCGAAAGCGCAGAGTTTCCGACCGACGCCAGAAAAGACTGCATTTCATCAGTCGGACTTTCGCTGATAAAGCATTCCAGCGAAAGGCTCAAAGGACCGACACGCGCATGATCCGAAACGTCCGCACCGTTTTCCACTGGTGCTTCCGTGACCGTCGCATTCCGCGACGTGACTATGCTTGGAGTCGCGTCGATCACCAGTGATCCAAGCTGGGTTCGCGCGCTTTCCTTGCCGAAAATGAAATTCGCTATTCCCATTTGCGCTTACCTTTTTTGCGTTGGAATTGTGGACTGGCCGGTTCTTCGCAGCTGTTCGTCCATGAGGGAACCCGCTTCCCGTCTGATCGTTTCCATCAGCTGTTCGGGGTTCATTCCGGTCGCGTCGATATTGAAAATGTTTTCCTGTTTGACATTCGCATAAGGGCTGTCAGGTGTTCCGGGAACAGTCCGGGGATTGAGCGGCGGCATACCGAGCGCATCGCGCGATATACCAGCCAGGCCTGGGAGCTGGGGTTTCCAGTCCTTCGTCGCTTCCCGTGAATCAGCTTCGTCGCTCATGAACCGCTGCGCTTTGTCAGCGATCCAACCAAGCGCGCGCAATGGCCAGAACAGGGGAATGATCCAAGTCAGATACTGCAGAATAATCCCGAGCCAGCTGGCGACGTTTTCGAGGAACTTCGATAGCTCGGGATGCGCGTCCTGAAAGCCCTTCCAGAATTCTTTCAGCTTTCCGATCACAAAACCCGTGACCGATTTCTTTCCTTCGAAGTATCCCGCTATGTCGTCGATGATCAGAAATATCGCTGCACCGATCGCAGCAAACGCCAGCGGTATAGCCAGCAAGGCTGCGTTTGCAGCCCAGCCCCCGACCGCTATTCCGGTGATCGCAGAGGACAGCTTTAGAACCGCACTCGTTAAAGCCCCAAGTTTCGCGATCGTGTTCGCTCCGACAAAAAGCAGGAACGCAGCCGAAGCAAATTTGATCGCGCTTTCCACTCCCCCGAAAATATAGATCAGGCGGTCCATAACGCCGTAAAGACTTTTCCCAAAGCGAACTGTCAGGTCGATCGCTTTGGCCAGACCGGTGAAAAACTCCGTGGCTTTGAGTTTGACCAGTTCCCGGTTTTCGACCAGCCAGTTCCGAAATTCAGTGACCAGTTCTGTCAGGACGGGAGTGAATTCGGAAAAGATCGTGTTCCTGAGCCCTGTCAGGACCATTTTCATGCGGTCCAGTTCGTCGTTAAACTCGGTCCCGGCTTTCAGTGCATCGTCCCCGAGGACGAACCCCAGCTTGAAAGCTTCGTCCTGCAGTTTCCTGATCCCCTCGGCACCTTCATTCAGGAGCGGGATCAGCTTCGTTCCCGCACGTCCGAAAAGGTCGGTCGCAAGCGCGGTCTTTTCGACACCGTCTGCCATGGGAGCGAGTCGGTCGGCAATGTCGTATAGGATCGCGTCTGCGTTCCGAAGCTGTCCCGCTGCATCCTTGACCGCAATCCCAAGGCGCTTGAACACCTTCGCAGCGCCTTGCTCGGGATCAGCGCCAGCGGCCTGAATTTGATTCGATAGGAGTCGGAACGACATGGTTATCGTTTCGAAGTCGGATCCTGACAGCTGCGCAGCGTATGCGAGGGACTGCAGCTGGTCGGTCGTGACACCGATCGCCTGAGCGGTATCCTTAACCTGATCCGAGTAGTTCGCCGTTGCCTTGGTAGCTGCGAAAAGACCAGCGGACGCAGCCCCGAGCGCACCGACATACCAAAGGATCGGACGCATCGCGTCAGTGAGGTTTCCGAAGCTTTCCTTAACCCCGTCCGTTGCGTCCCCGATTTCCTTCATTTGCTTTTTAAACTCAGGACCGAACCAGTTATTACCGATCGCATCCTTGAAACCCTTACCGAGCGCAGCGACAGAGGAACGAACCCGCTGTTTGCTTCCTTCATCTATTTCGAAACTGAACTTGGTTAAAACCTCGCGGATCGTCGGCATGAAATTTCACCTTCCCTGATTCAGTGCAGCTCTGGTTTTTTCTGCAGCCCGTTCAGCATAAAAAGCGCGGGCTGCATTCCGCAGGTCCAGCGCTTCGTGACAGTCCAGCAAGTCTTTAAGCGACCAGAACTGGTCGATCTCTGCGAGTGTCGCCACACCTTCCAGGACCGGTCGCCATTTCATTACGTTCAGGTTCAGGCGTCCAGGCTGGAACTGCGGGCCGTTTTCTTCGTCGCTTGCAATGCCGAAGAACTTTCCGAAATCGACTGGACGCCGCGTGAAAAATCGGAGTATTGCGCCTTAAGGCATGCAAACGCGACCTTGTGCAGCAAAAAGGGTTCGCCACGGAAATGAACGTCGTAAACCAAAGGCTTTCCATCGACCAGAACCTGTCCGTCGTCCAGGATTTCCCGCAGACGACGCGAATATTCCTTTGAGTCGATTTTGCTGAAAAGCTTTTGAATAACCACGTCCAGAATTTCGACTCCCAGGTCCCAGTCGAAAGAATCGTCCAGCTTGGAAACGTCTGTGTCCAGAACGTCCGCAAGGAACCCTTTGTTTTTGAGCGATTCAAAACCAGGCTTGACAGCGCCTCCGATCGTCTGGACCATCCAGGCCAGGGTTTCGGTCGCTTTATCGACGTTCCAATCCGCAAACGAATATTTGCGCCCGTCGATCACAGTTGTTTTCAGTTGTTTCATGGTGCTCTTTTCCTTTCAAAAATTCATATAACCGGTGCAGCTCGAAAAATTTAGGTCGCGTCAACTGGCAACGAGCCGACGACAAGGTTCATTTGAGCGATGTCGATTGCCCAAACTGTCGTGTCGATGTTTTTGCTGCGCTGAATCGCGGAAGGCTTGACCACCCAGGCTTCGGAACCTTGGATCGCAGTCGTACCTGCGATCTCTGTCGCAGAGAAAACGAACTTCCCGCTATTGTCGAGTTCATCAGCCAAAGCCTGCGCTGACAAATAGTCGTTCGTCGGACTGGTGTTCATCAGAGTCAGAGTCACGCGACCGCTGCGGTCGTTCGATTTCGCACGCGCTACGTCCCCGCCGGCACCGACGACCTTTTGAAAGCTGTCCGAGTTCCGTTCGACCTGAATGAAAGTCCCGTCGGCGAAACCCGTCGCAATGTGAGCGCCCAGAATGATCACGAATTTCTTTGGATCATACGTTACAACTGCCATTCCTTATTTCCTCGCTTTCGTGAATAGAGTTACCGATTGAAAATTTAGACGCTCACCTTGCCATTGATTTGCGTTTTGATAATGGCACCAGCCAGACGCGCTGACCAGTTGATATCGGGCAAATAACGATCAGCCCGATTCTGCGAACTGACTTCCGACGCCAGCGGGTAAGTCACTTGTGGAGCGGGGGACGCAGCCAGGATCTTACGACGAACAGCTTCGTCCAGAACGGACTGAACTGCGGAAACGATCACCTGAATTCCGTCGTCGTCGAACGGGATTTTGTCGTTATTCACGAACTGGGTGAACACGCGATTTTCCATGGTGAATCTGATCCAATCAATTCCGAAAATCACGTCGATCCATTCGCCCGATGCGACCTTGCCCTGTTCATATACCGACACGTTTGCGCGGTCGGTATAGGTGTTCGCGTTCTTCGCATGCACAGCATTCCGCTGCGCGCTGGTCATGGGTGCAGCTGAAATTCCCGCGAAAGTCTTATAGGCCCACTGCACCGAGCCAGGCTGTTTGGGGATCAAAAGACCGAGGGGAGCGCCAGCGGAAAAATCGGCCGCAGCGTCCGGGTGATAGAAAAGGCTTGTGCGATCGTAGTTATCGCCTTTGAGTTCATAGGCCACATCGGTCGTCGATGCAGGATCGTAAACCGCCACGTCCGCGCTGTTTGCGAGGAACACTTTGTAAAGCGGTTCGACATATGCTGCGACAGCTTCGATATCAGCTTTCACTGCGCTGTCGATCGCCAGACAATACCAGTCGTCGTTAACAAGGCGCGCAGCCGTGATCGCTTGCACGAATGTTTCAGGGGTAGGCGTTGCATCAGCGTCCCGCCAGATAACGAACAGCTTTGTCGGACGAATAGCCTGGCCGAAATAGAGGCGGGCAAACGCGACCGAGTTCGCTCCCAGGTCGGTGTCCTCAAGCACTTCGTCAAGGTTCGCATACTCGCGAATCTTATCAGCTCCGAGGTCTGCAGCTGAATCGACAAACGCAGCCCAGCCGAAACCGATCGTCGCGGGAACAGCACGTTCGCGGGTAATGTTAATGTTAATGATATCGTTAATCGTTCCGGCCATTGGCTTTTGCCTCCAAAAAGAGAGTGATTTTTATTCTTCAGGTCGTTCGACCGTCAAAATCGGAAGTTCTTCGACGCCCAGTTCACGCCGCAAAAAGCCGGTGATCCCGACGCTATTGATATAGTTCTGATCAGCAAGCGAAAGCTTTTCATTCAGAGTGAACCTGATTTCCAGGTCCATAACCGCGCGTGGGGGAAAGCTGGTGTCCTCGACTTTCGTCGTGTCGATAATTCCATTGTCACGAATTACGACGATCCCGACCGTGCGCAAAAGCGCGATCGTGCTTTTCTTCGAATAGTCAAACTGAACCGCAGACAGCATGTCAGTGGCGCGAACCAGCTGTGAATAGCTGTCCTTCGCGCTCACTCCCCGCGCCTTGATCGAAACCGTCGCTTCACGGTGTCCATGCAGATACAGGTTCCCGTCGCGTGCCAGGATCGTCATGTCCCATGCTCCGACCATACGCAGCCCGGAAAGGAATTTCAGCGACACGAAAGGACCGTCGGGGACCGGCCTATACTGGTCCTCATCGACGACCGGGACATTTTCACCAGCAAGGCTTACAAGCCAGGCGCGCAAGGCGGTCCTGACTTCGTCCATTCTGTTTTTTACGTAGCTGTCGAGTATGGACATTAGGCGTTTTCCTCTTTCAGAAATACCTGCCAATGCTGCAGCGACAGATACTGATAACAGTAAGCGCCAGTCACTGTGTAAAGGCGTAAACCGACTTTCAGCTGATCAGCCCGCAGTCCGCGCTGTTCATCGTTTGGAAACATTTCTTCGGGGGAGTAGCAGACCAGATAACTCGAACGCCTTGTCAGCATTTCATCAGTGACATTCGGCGTGCGCTCGGTGATCGGCTGAATCGAAGCTGATATTCGACGACGCTCCCGGACAGGTGCTGAATAGATCCCGTCCCGATCGTAGTTTCCACTGCCAAACCGAATCAGCTCCAGGACTTCATTCCCTGAGCCCTTGCGACGAAACTTTCGCAGCATTCCGTTTATGCTCATTTGCCAGTCCCCTGATTCACAACGTATCGTACGGCCGCCCTCATGGCTCCCGAGTCGATAAGCGGGTTCGATGAACCCTTTTTTTTGATCGTGCTGGGTGCGTTTGGGGGATCTCTTAGGTCGGTGATCCGCTTTTTGATATCCGTTTCCACCCGCAGCCCCAGGACTTCCAGGCCGTGAATAAGGTCCCATTCGCCGCGGTAAATCATGATCACGATTTTTTCAATCAGTGCATTGTATTTGTCGCGGTTATCGTCCACGGCTGAACGCATGAAAGATCGTTCGGGGATGCGAACGGTTCCGTCCGCATTGTATGTTCCGAATTCGTTATAAAAGGCGACTTCCGCAATCGTCTTTCCGTTTGGTTCACTGCCGGCGTCCTGGTGAAACCCGACAGTGACATGAGGACGACGCGACGCCTGCTGGACGAACAGTCTGAACGACTTCGACTTGGGTGTCCGCTTCACAGTGGACTTAAAGGAAATATGGCGACCTTTGTCGCTGAATATTTCCTCCAGGAATTCGTCGTCCAGCAATCCTTCGTCCATGGCTCTTTATCCCGATACAAAAGGGGTAAGCGCCAGCGTTCTGCGCAGCGCAAGGAAGGTCGAACCATAGCCCGTCGTGGCGATCAGGTCGTCGGAAGTCGGAGCGGAATAGTTCACCGCCACATTCCCGACGCGCTCACTGGTCACGGATCCCGATGCGCTCCCGCGCTCACCCGTAGCCATAAGATGCGCAGCCATATAAGCCAGACCGGTATTGTATTTCACGCCCCAGCGCGCAGCGTTCACCCAAAGCGAAGCGACTTCCAGAAACGAGTTAACGACCGATTCGTCCTGGTCCTGAAACTCAGCTGCGATCGTGCGAAAGATTTCCAGCGCTGTTCTGTCGGCCAGTGCCATTAGCTGATTCCTTTAGGTGTGTGCGCAGGTGCCGGCGCGTCGGAGTCGCCCTTGCGAATGTCCTTTTCAGTTTTCGCCATTTCCCTGGCGCGCAGTTCCTTTTCGATATAGTCGATGCGGTTTTTCAGCTCGGTCAGAACGAGTTTTCTGCGTTCACCTTTCATCCAATCGCGTAAGGTTTCAGCGTCGTTTGTTCTGCGAATCACCGCAATCGCGTCCTCTGCCTTGGAAAGGCGAGCTATCGTGCTGTCGCCAGAATCGAAGTCCAGCGTGCTGTCGGGCTTTTCGCGCTGAAAGTTCATAACTTCCAGAATCCCGTCGTCCAGATCAGCTTTCAGTCCCCGTATTTTTGAAATTTCTGCCCAGTCCTGGGGATCAATTTCATTTATTCCTGGGATCAGAATAATGTCCTTCGATGTGCTGGGAACGGTCACGTTATAAATATTCTGAAGCTTGTAATCGACGAGAATTTTGTCAGACATGGTCGGTGCTCTTTTAAGGAAAAGGGGTTTTGAAACTGAGGCTGAAAGCAGTATTCAAACCGACTTTCAGCCTCCTACGACAAATCACAGAAAATTTAACTCATGGCGATCGGAAGCGAATTACGGCGCTCCGATGTCGTCTGTTTTCGCTTGTGACAGCGGATAATAGAGAAGAACTCCACCGATACGCTCGTGGCAGTAAACCTCGAACGTCAAGCCTTTAGGCTGCGGGGGGAACTGCTCAAATTCCTGCGGAATTTCCAACGTGAATTTTTCCGGGTTCCGGTCGTAAGCAATGGCAATGTCTTTTGACAGAACGCCGCCAGAGTTCGAAGCTTTCATTTCATTCAGATAATCCACCGAATCAATTTCGGGGTTATTCATCATGAAAAATTCCAGGATCGTCGTGTCGCTGGTCGTGCTGCGGGGAGTCGAACGAAGTTTCAAAAGATATTCGTTCGGCATCAGCATTGTGTTTGCCTGCTCACGACCGAGCGACTGCGTTGCGACCTTTTGAAACAGCTGGTTCATGTCCGAAATGATCTTATCAGCGGTCGTCAGGACGTTCAGCCAGTCCCCGTTTGTCAAAGCCACGTCGGGAATGTTGGTATTGTTCAGCCAGCCGGTGAGGTTATAAATATCAGAACCGTAAAACGCGATATCACGTTCCAGTTCCATGATTGCCTGTTTCGCCACGTTCGCTTTCCGTTGCTGCAGAGGCTTTCCAGTGCGCTGCGCTGCACGGATTTCCTGAACAGAATAGTCGTAGCTGTCACCGAGGGAACGCACTTTCGCAGTGAATTCCTTCCCGCGCAGCTGGACCTTGGGAAAGTCGTTCGCGTAGTCGCGGACGATTTTCGCCATACCGATCCCGTCGTAGCTTTCATAGGTGATCGTTTCAGCTGCGGGATCCGCTTCGAAGGAAACCGGGATCACCTGCCTTTGTTTGAGGAACGGATACACCTTATCGTAGGTGCGCGACTTGATGAATTCCAATTCACGCGCGAAGAACACGGACTCATTCGCGTCAAGGTTTGCGAATCTTTTTTTCATACCTGAAAAACTCCCGAGGTATTGTTAAAACCAATCTCTTAAATAGGAAGCGAAAATCCTTTTCGAACCAGAACCGGGAAGGAGCTGTCAGTCCTTAACTTGCTGTTTCTGTGAAAACAGCTTCGGCAAGGATGCGCGAGGTCGGATCGGTTTCAGTGAACACACGGCGCACCTTCAAACCGGTCGTGATATAGGCGACAGGAGTTCCGCCGCCGTCGTTCGCATTTTTGCTGAAACGACCTGCGTTCGCTCCACTCGGGACCATATAGAGGGTATCGTCTGCAGCTGCAGTGCTGGACGGTTCCAGAACCACCCACACGGCACCTTCGACCATGACGTTCATCGCTTCCTTTTCAGGATAACCAGGAATGTCTGTGCCCGACGCGCTTTCGATCGCGTGTGTGAGCATGGCGACGCCGGCGAACTTTTGCACGTTCGAGGTGGGAAGCTTGCCCTGCTTTTCCTTGTTCGTTCCGGGCACGATGCCATAACCGAAGGGGATACGGCCGCCCTCGGCTGCGAGTGTCCGCACTCTGCGGGTGGAAGCTTCGGCGTCCTGGCCTGCCCGCGCCGTGTCCATTTTCATACTGATCGAAGTTTGCATAAAACCTTTACTCCATAACCAAGGTTAAAATAAAAACAGACCTGCTTGCAGCGCGTGCAGGTTTACTTGCGAAGGTTTTCGCGGCTGAACCCGATTGGCTTTGTCCATGCTTCGGCATCAGCGCGACGTTTTTCCTCACGGATCTGTTCAGGGCTGCGCTTGTCCTCGCGCTTGTTCTGCGCCTGAGCACGACGACGCTGAATGTCGTTCGCTTCCTTCACCGAACCGCTGAAATCCTTGTTCGACGAACCGTCCATTTCTTCTTCTTCTTCTTCGTTCTCCATTTCCTCACCGCCAGCTTCACCTTCGTCGGCTTTTGCAGTGTTAAGGATATGATCGACACGCGAGTCGATATAGTCGTCGGATTTGTTTTTGTCGTCGAACTTCGAATCGAACTTTTTGATCAGCTGGACTTTCAGGTCGCGGTCGCTGATCGCTGTATAGTCGATCTCTGCGCCTTGCGCATCAGCGCGGGGAAGGAATTTCGTGACCGAGCTGATCAGCTTCACACGCGCCTGGACTGCAGCGTTAATGGCTGCAGAGTCGAGTCGCTGACTTTCAGCTGATTTCAGCTTTTCCGCAGCCGTGCGCAGGTCCGCGTCCAGCGCATCAGCGCGAGCCGTCGCTTTTGTTTCGTTCGACTTCGCTGCAGCCAGCTCTTTTTGCAGGTTTTCGATGGTTTCAGCGTCGGAGCGCAGCCGCTTCAAAAGAGCCGATTCAACTGCTTCGCTGACTTTGTACTCGACACCGCCTAAAGAGATTGTCTTGTCCATTCGTTCATTTCCTTTCCGTTGTTTTAAATCTGCGGCACTCAGGAACGAATCGAAACGGCATTCGCGCAGTTGATCGGCTGAGTCGATCTTAACGCGAGCACCAGGACCGGCGCGTCCTTTAGTGACCAGTGCGACGTGATTATAGCGAATCGAACGCTGTATAGCGTCGTATCGTTCACCCTCGAAATATCCTGGCGCGAATTCAAGGTCGAGTTCATAGCCGGCGCTGATTTCCTGCTTGCCCGCTTCCATGTCGCTGATCGCTTTGTCGTCGATCAGAGTTCCGGTCGATGCAATGAAATTGTCAGCGCGTGAAACTGATTCGCCTGTATAGCCGACCGCGTACTGTTTCGCGTTCTGAGCGTTCAGGAGTTCAGGCGGGTGATCGTTCGTGATTGGTATGGCCTTAAGAGTTTCGAGTGAATCAGCTGCGAAGCATTCCGATTCAGGACGATATTCCCTCCACTCGGTTCCATCGTCCAGCCTATAGATCAGAATTCCAGACCTTGCGACTGTCATGTCGAAGCGCGCGAAACCGTTGTCCAGTCGGCGCATGGGGCCTGGCATCATTCGATCAGTTCGAAAGCTTTTCATTTGAGGGGTTCCTGTGGGGCTTGGTTTCCCGAATCATAGCGACAAACTTAATACTAATACAATCGCATTTTCGCGGGACAGACGCCAGTGGTCAAGCACCTTTCGAGGTTTTCGGCTGGAATGAAAAATCCCCGATCGCTCTGAAAAAGTTCGACGGGGATTGAACGAGGCAAATATCTTTCAAGTTTCCAAGGCGGGTTTGGGCTTTCGTTTCATGGCAGAAAATTAACGTCCCGCTTCGGCGAAATTTGCATCAGTTTCATATAGGGTTTTTTCCGATTCAGCAAGCGTTCTGTTATTCCATGCGGAAATAGCATTAAATTTAACGGATTCTGGCAGCTGTTTTTCATGCTCGGGAAGCTTGTCCAATTTCCAGCTGAAAACCTTTGATCGCGCAAGGCAGTTTTCGCACTGAACGCAGATACGGTGTTCGATGAATTTTGCGGCTGTATTTCTAACGTCGGAAATATAGGCTGGTCCACTGCAGAACGGGCAATCTTTTAGGTTTGGATTTCGACGCACAAATTCAGGTGGGTTTTCCAAGGCGCGCAGCGACTCGGTTTCACTGAGCCCTTGCTTGCCCCCTTCCGCAGCTCCCATCAGAAACATAACAAGCCAGTCCCTAAGATCACTGAAATCAGCTTCACCGTTTTCGACTCGCTTTTTCACTTCGGAAATTGCCATTTCAGCGACCTTGGAAAATCCGCGTTTCACTGATTCGAACTTTTCTTCACTCGGTTTCATCTATTAAAAGGTCCTCGATTACAGGTTCAGCGTAGCACCGACAGCGAATCGGAATTCCCGGGGCCCCTTCCGGTGCGACCGGTCCGTCGTCCTCGTTCCAGTAAAAAATCTTTCCTTCAAGGCGACGGTGCGTTTCCCTCACTCGTTCGTCAAGGGAAGTTCGCCAGCGATAGCGCCCCAGTCCCAGCTTTTGCTGGCGCTGTCGGGTTATCTGTCCGTTCAGCTTTCCGATCTGATCAGCTGCAAGCAGGTCCGCGCGTGCCTGGGAACTGAGCCCCGTCGCTTGCAGCGTCTTTCGATCCGATGCGCTGCGGAAGTTGTCGAGTATTCCCTTTTGAATCGACTCAGGTCTGAGCCCTGATCGAAACCCGTCCAGCACCTGTCCCTTGATTCGCGTCAGTTCGTCCGTTCCCATTTTCGTGATCAGCTGGACGTTTTCACCAGTCCACGTTTCGACCGCCTGAGTCAGTTCCTGGTTTCCCGCCAGAATGTCCACACCCAGAACCTTTTTCACGTTCGCCGCGGTCTGGACCTGATTCGACTTATCGACTTTCCTGGCATAGTCCCGCACCTTGGGTTTCTGGTCGTCCACCCGCTTTCCGAAGCGCACCAGGATATTCAGGAACAGACGGTCCAGGTCGTTCCCGAAGTCGTCAAAAGCCTGGCTGTATATGGTTCGCTTGAACGGCCGGCGGTCGTCGTCCAGCGTCGTGAACGTGCTCGGGGGAGTGTCGTCCTGCGTCGCACGATAGTAGTCGCGCAAATATTCAAGGTTTGGGAACAGGTCGGTCTGCAGGTCTGCGACCAGCGATGCGATCAGCGTCCGACAGAAAAGCGCATACTGCTTTTCAACCATGCGGGGATACCGATAGGCCGACTGTTTGGGATATCCCCGAACCTTCGCAAACTTCGTCTGTGTCTGTTTGGGACTTACTGCCATGTTATTCCCCAGGCGATCATTGCGGGTTATGATTGAACGCATCGACTCCTTTTCGGACGTGCGCTGGTCAAAAAAGAAATTTCCCTGTTTTGCTCTTACTGAACAATCCTCATCGAAAAATCCCCGATCAATTGCGACCGGGGATTTTTTTTTCATGCTGCGTTCCCGCTTTCACCTTCACCGGTCGGATCAGGTTCACTCGGATCAGGTTCTGTCGTCGGTTCATCGACTGGGAGCGGGGCCCCCTCCTCAAGCGCGCGATCGTAAACCAGCTTCGTTTCGAAGCTGTATTCACCCGAACCATAGCGCGACTCTGCGACTTCCTCGGCTGTCACGATCCCATTCGTGATATTCATATTGTCGATTTCAGCCTGGATCTTTTGATTCGCCAGAATCACCGACTGCGGTTCCTGATAAAGCGGCCTGAATTCGATCGACCAGTCCTTCGGTTCCACACCCTTTGTCGGTCCTGACTTGTCAGCGAATACCAGTTTCAGGAACTGGACCAGCTGCGGCTTGAGTTTCGTTTCCTGGCAGTTCGATACGCGATCGTAGTAAACGCGCATTTGCGCCTGGCCAGCTTCACCGAGCGACGCGCCTGGCGCTTCACCCAATAGGACGTTATGGGGATACTCGGACGATGCGACCATGCGCTTTTCCTGGCGGTCAAGCAGTTCGGGCAAGCCGGTCACTGGCGTCGCCTTGCGTTCGAATTCCTCTTCTTTACCTATGATCACCGAGCGCAGAACTGATCGACAGTAATCGACAAGGTCGATGCGCGATTTCAGGAGCGCTTCACCGTCCTCGCTGGACATGATTTCGTGCAGGTTTTCGATCTTAAAGACGGGCTGCGCGAAATCAGTGATCAGAACGCTGGCGCTTTCCTGTCCGACTCCATAGTTTCGAATCGAGTTCCAGCGCTTGTTCAATATCGAATCGTGCCAGTATCCGTTTTCGATGAACAGCTGGCGGGGAAGTGTTTCCCCGTCGAAGCGAATCAGACGCGACGCATGAATCGTGACACCAGACACGACGCGCGGGGCTGAACCTTCCGCAGCGCTGACAGTGATCGGACGACCGGTCGCCTGGGACCTGCGGTTTCTGATCGACGTGTCCTGCATGTTTTCGACGTTCCCCGTTCCGACACCGTCGGGGGTTAACATATAGGTGGACGGCATACCGTAGCCTGGTTTCAGGGGATCGCTTTGAATGTCCTGATAGCTGAGTTCCCAGCGCGTGAATTCGGTCACGTATTTGAACCCGTTTATCGAATCGGTATTCAGAGGGAGCGCGAGCGACGATGCACCGTCGTTAACGACAGGCATCAGCGCTGAACCGCCATGCAGTCGCGCGTTCACCAGCGCCTGCATAAAGAGCTGTTTCCAGTTCAGAGTATTGTCGAGGTATTTCATAAAGTCCTGCGTCTGTTCCTCGGACCAGTCCGCGACCTTTATGTCGAACCCTTCCCGCACCATGTCCTCTGCGATCATGGTCACTTGCTTCGCTGCGATCGGATCAGCTGCAAACATGCTTTCAGCGTCGCGCTGCGGGAGCGGTTCATATTCAATTTCGGAAGCTACGTTCTTATCTTTCCCAGCGACGCCTAAGTTTGTCAGCTTGTTCACCCAGCCGTCGGCTCGGTGAATCGCTTTCCCCATTCGACTGAGCATTGTTCGAATTTTGCTGTCCGCCCTCGGTTCCGGTTTCCCTGATCCCCCCTGGCGGGTATTTGCGGCCACGTTCGTCACGGCTTTCCCTTCCCAATAGTTTGCGCAAGTAGTGATTCTCGCCCTTGCTTAGATATTCCAGTGCCTGAGTCATGGCGTCAACCTGATCGTCGTTCTTACCCTTCGGGAACAGACCGATCTCACGTTTGAACCCGGCCACGTCAAAGCGCGCGATCTTTTCATCGGGGATCCAAACATTCCCCGCTTCGATTTGCGGACTGACAGCCTGCAAGCGCACTTCCTTGCTGTCCTTCGGATAAACCGGGATCACGCCAGGAACCTCAAGCTGAATCGTTTCGATAATCGCTTCACCGTTCGCTTTCGCTTCGATAACTTTTGCGCTGGCGCTCGGATATTTGATGATCATTTCGATCAGCATGTCGATCGTTTTATTTATCCCCCAGCGTCCCAGCAATTGATCGACGATATATTTTTCAATACCGATGCGTCCCCATACCTGAATCGAAACAGGATCGGATTTTTCCGACTCTTTAAAGTTCGCATCCAGGGAAATTATAAGCTGATCAAAGCGGTCGGGCATGGTGTGGTAGGTCCTGAACCATGAGGGGTTCACCATATTCCCGCCGTCGCTGTTCGGCTTGCCCTGATAAAGCGCGTTAAAGATCGCGGAACCCAGGTCGATCTTAAGGCGTCCGAGGAACTTCGCGTCGCCTTTCCAGTTTGCCCAGAGGGGTAGACCTTTTTCCTTCCGGGGATCGTCCGGGTGCATGCGCAGTTCTTTATCGTCGGGATCACTGAGCGCAGGGAAATTCATTACTTCCCATTTGCTGGCACCTTCGACGTTTTCAGACTGGTCGATCAGATATCCCGCAAGGTCGTCCTGGTGCCAGCGTGTGTGCATAACGATAATGTTTGCGTTCAGACTGCACCGAGTCATGGCCACGGCGTTGAACCATTCGACCATTTTTTTCCTATACTCGGGGTTCATCGCATCCTGCATATCCTTGATCGGATCATCGACGATGAACAAAGGGTTCGCGCTCTTTCCTGTCGTCGCGCCGCCGATACCGGTCGTATAGAGGTAGCCCCGTTCGCTGGTATGGACTTCCTTTTCGGTGCGCTTCGCTCGGACTTCGGGGGAAATTTTCACTTCGGGAAAGATCGCGCGATAGGTGCCCGAGGCCATAACCGCCTGGCATTCCCGATTGAACCCGTTCGACAGCTCGGCTGCATAGGACGCAGCTATGATTTTTGCTTTCCCCTTCGTCTGTCCCATCAGCCAGGCAGGGAACAGACGACTGATCAGCTCCGATTTCCCGTATTGAGGGGGAACTGTAATGATCAGACGCTGTCCCTGTTCATGCGCAAGGCGTGTCAGGCGGTCGCAAATTATTTCATGGTGAAAGTTCGCACTGAAATCAGGTTTTATTTCGTGAACGAATTCGAAGAAATCGTCGCGCGCAGCTTTAAGGTCTGCAGCGCGCAGCGCACTAAGCAGTTCCTTGGGATCGTCTGACATTCCGTCGTTCCCTTCGCTTCAAACGCGCTTGGATTTCTGCTTCGATTTCTTCTTCGGTTCGATCGTCAAGGGTGGGGGTATCGTCTTTCCCGGTGTCGATCTTATCTTTTTGCCCGCAGTATTGTTTGCCCAACCATATAAGCATCGTGACATTGCCGTCCACGACACCCTTTTTCCACTGCCGGCGTCG